TTTGGGGCGCCACCTTGAATATCTATGGATAATTCGTTTTCTCTTTGAAGAAAGAAGCTGTTTTCTAATTGAATAGCTATTTCTTGATCTATATCAGAGGCGACTCCTTGAGTGTTCAAACAAGACAAGGAGTTATTAATAGTATGATCGGTTGTCAGCTGATGAGGATCGCTAGATGTTGAAAACTCAGGCTCTATACAGTCCCCTATCGCCACAATATCTTCGACAAGTCCAGTGTCTCCAAAAGTCGGGACAAAACCTTGGTATGATAAACATGTGCCATCTAAATCTTCGCGCAGAGAGTCTCGTTGGAGTTTTTTTCCGGCTTCAGTCTCCAAGCAAAACCCTTCGTCCTCGAATATTAATTCATCATCATCTTCTTGTTCTAAATCTGTTTCGTATTTAAGTATTTCATAAATAAAATAACCATTTTCAGGAATTTCGTCTTGATTTAATTTTACAGTTATTGATCCTGACCCGTCAACCCCCTCATTGGGGCATAAGCATGGGGGATCGCAATTCTCGTCGAAACAATTTATTTTATCATCAATAGGCGGCTCAGATTCGCATTCTTGATTGCCTTGATATCTTATTGTCTTGGCTAATTCGCATTCAAAATTAGAGCTTTTTTCGTATAAAATTCCTTCTATTCTAAAATCTCCCTTTGTTAATTTCTCCGTTATTACCTCCAAGGATCCATCGTCTATTCTTAGATCGTCTCCGATTTTTATCCAAGAAGATTTTACATTTTGATATATCCTAAAAGCCCACGAATATAAATTTAGATCAGATGAGGGCTCGGAAAGGGTTATCTTTAATTTTTGACACTTATCATATCCAGTTAATGCTTCAACGTTAAAAAGGATGCTGTTTATCTCGCAATCTCCACCGCCAGAACCCCCTCCGCTTTCAGTTAGTGCGTCAATCCACTCCTTAACTTCAGAAAGTTTGACTTCTCCGCTATTTTTAAACTTGCTCACAATTTTATATACACTTTTTTGTTTGTTCGTGTATCTATAAATAACAAATCTAACACTTTTTAAAAGAAATGACCAAAATTAGTGATTTACCAGCTTCTAATAACGGACAGCCTATCGCAGAGAATGATAAAGCTGAATGGAAGGCGGCAGTAGCTCCTGTTGTGGCAGGCGGAACTACCTACAAGGTTCCCCTTCAGTCTATGATTTCCAATGCGGTTAGCGGGTCAAGCTCAAGTGCTCCATCAGGTTTTATTCAAAGCGATTGTCTTTATGGAGTCCCCCAAAACTTAACTATAACTTTCGAGGGAGATTCTAATGTTTCAGATTCGGGCTATAGAGCAGGCGGGATTTACTTGTGTGCGCATTCCACAATAAGAGACGTTCCCGGCGCAAATACCAATGGTGGTGATTTCGACGCTTCTCCATACGTAGCAAGAGGATTGAGCTTAAAAGTAACTTCAGTTACCAACAAATACGGCGTGGCTGGTGTTGAGATAGTTACTCCGGGTCAATTATATAAAGTTGGAGATGAATTACAAATAACGAGAATTTTAGCTTCCAATAGTAGTAGCGTAGACGATAAGTCCAGCCTTACACACCCTAATGCTAGGGTAAAAATAACAAAAGTAAATCCTTTTATTTGCGGGGCCATTAATCAGTCCGGCTCAAGTGGTTATAATTTGGGAGGAGCGACGAATGATGGATGTATTGATATTTTGAGTTCAAACGCATCTTCCCCACACGCCTATGATGGATCAGATGCATCTCCAGACGTTGGGTATGCAATGCATGATGATCCTGCATCTCCTTTATATTTTCAGAATAATTATAATCAAGCTTGGTCCAATGTCTCAGATTCAAATAAAGCTTTTCATTCTAACGGTGGCAAAAGCGTTAGAATGAGCCCAGGGATAAACGAGGGAGACAATTACTATCAACAAAGTATATCATGTGCAGTTCCGGGGTCTTGGGCGGTTGTCTATATATCTCGATGCATAGCCTCGACCAGCGGCGTAGACTTCGATCTTGATTCAGATTCAATTTCAAATCCCAATTGGGAGCACCCAATTCTTGGCGCCGGCTCGGGATTTCCTGACTTGGTTGATGCTCCCGGGGCAGATGAAGCTTTGGACATATCGGGAATTAAACCAATTCCTTCTGGCAGTGATACTATTATATATACTCGTGTTGAGGCTCCAAATTCCGGCTCTCACAGCACCGCCTACTACAACACCTACGAGGATTATCCAGGCTTCAAAGTAAATATGGATATTTCCGTGTGGAAATATTCTTCTAAACAATTATCCCAAAATAAAACCGACGCAAACGTGTTGATGGGGGCGACGCTTCGCTATCCATTAATTTATAATTTAAACGGTACAAACTTAAAAGGGATTTGGGATACTTCGTCAGGGGGAAACTACAGGGGCCAAGCTGCCGGAACTCCCACTCCAAATACTAATTTTAATAATACCATTTTTGGACTTAAGTCCGCCGGCTATAATGATTCAGACACTGTCGACAGTTGGCTATATTTTTGTAATAGTTTCTACTTGGTTCCCACATATAAACTATTACCTCAGTTCTCTATTTAAATCAATAAATATAATTAGACATGACAAAAATAAGTCAATTAAATATAAACACTTCTGTTGATAATTCGGCTGTCTTGCCGGTTGTATCAAATAATGCGACATATAAGGCCACCGTAGGAAACTTAAATGGGGTTTGTAATACGGGTGGTAGTTCAAGCACCTTCGGGGGTTTGGTTTCTCCTGATGAAATGTATGGAACTGTCGCTTCGGTTTCTATCGAATCGGGAGGAGCTAATTACACCGCCGATATTACATATGCTGCGGCTCATGATGATACTTCATTCAATAAAGTCCCGGGAATAAATAATGCCACTTATAATTGCCAAAGGTTTATCGCAAGAGGATTGCACGTAAGGGTTGTGACGGTAGGGGCTTCGGGTGCTGTAACTTCTCTGGAAATAACTAATCCAGGTCAATTATACAAGGTCGGGGACTTGCTGGAAGTAAGTCCATGGAAAGTTCATTATAATACCTCAGGTTCGGGAGAAACAGACACGACAATAACCGAATTATGTAAAATCAAGGTTACCGAAGTTAACCCTTTCGTTGTCGGCTACGGCATTCAATATAACCTGGGGGGTAGTGTTCAAAATTTATACGATAATGGAGTATCTACTCCTCATGACCCGAACACAGGAATAACGAATGCGGATGGATTAAAAGGGTACGTAATGCAAGAGGATTCTTCCGCAACTTTATTTCAAGAAACCTTTAATAAGATTGACAATGAAGATTGGCATCAATCAGGAACAAGATCGACGTGGTTGGGGCCTAGGCATAACTCCACAAGCAACGGGCAACTTTCAATTGCCCTTCCTGGCCATTGGTTTTTGGTCCATCATACAAAAATTGCTTCCGACACCAAGGAGGGCGGCACATCCGGATTTAGCTATACGGCTGCTAATACCCAAGTGCCTGCTTTGTCTGATTCGTTAATTCCGTCTGCAGGGAACGTTTATTCCGACACTAGTACATCTGCTATGAATGTTGGGGGTGCGAGAGTAATCAATGTAAATTTCAATGCCCATACCTCTCTTTCCGACCTCCGTGGAGATTTTAATTCAATGGGTAGTTATGCCAATTCTTGTTTGACTTATTGTTCAAAAAATATTGAATCAACTTTTACTGATGCCAAGAATAACATGGGATCTCTTCCTAGTTTTCTCGAAACGGATGCTACGAATTGGGGCTTATATGCTCCCGCCGGAGGGAGCTTTAGCTCCAGAAAGTTTTTCGGCGTGTGGGATGCTATGCTCACTCCTGCTGCCCGAGGAGGAAGCCATATAGACAGAACCGCATTTTTCGATACAAGAATAACAAATGGTTCATTCTGTCATAGTTTCTATTGCGTTCCCGCATATGCCATATTACCTTCGGTTAGTTAAATTATAATAATTAAAATCTTAAGTCATGACAAGAATTACAGATCTTACATCCTTAAATCCATCGTCTGATTCCATTTTTCCAGTGGTTAAAGAAGGCGTAACAACTAAAATGAGCGTCAGTCAGTATTGCCAATTAATTGAGGCTCCGGCAGGAGACGGAGACGCCCCGGGAGGATTTTTACAAAAAACCTCCTTGTATGGAGTTCCAAGTAAAATCTCAATCGATGAAAATCCTGCCGAGGCAAGCGGTAGTCCACCGGTTTCCGTGGGTGATATATTTATCGCTACCCATAAATCAATTAACGTCCCAAGGGCTACATCCGATGAAAGTCATGGGTATAATCCCAAGGATTATATAGCCAAAGGATTGCACTTGAAAGTTGTCTCCATCCTCAACGGTGAAATTACGGCCTTGGATATCGTGAATCCCGGTCAAATGTATAAGGTTGGTGACACTGTACAAATTCAAGGAGCTCAGCCTGCGTATAGTCCGTCTGCCGGTAGTGCTCTTGTTCTTACAGGAGGTACTATTAGAATTGATACGGTGGAGCCCTTTATCGTTGGACCCATTGGTACCGACGGTAATGACAAAAATCTTGGTGGAGCGACGAATAAACACATTTTTTCAGAGAATAGCCCCGCGACTCCCGGCTGGGATTATAGTACTGCGGCAAACCCATTGGGCTCAATGTCTATCAATAAGCCTCCCAGAATGCACTTGGATCCTTCTGCTCCGTTATTTTATAATTACCATTCCTCCAATCATTCATCCGCGAATGGGTATTCAGAAAATGAGTACCGAAACGCTGGAGCAGGTAGCGTTTGGGGGAGTAGCGCTCACTCTTATTCCACCTCCGGTTATCATGCGAGTAGTGTATCTGTTGCGGTTCCCGGTATTTGGTTTGTTGTTGGGGCAACAAGGTCCCTTACCAGCGGCGGCTCCGCGAGTTGGTCGTATTTCCTTCTTAATGAAACGGTTAAAGATGCTGGAAATAATTTTAGTACTCCCCTTCTTATTAATGATGCTTTTCCATCCATGGGCTCCGTTCAGGATTTAACATCAACAGTTGGTGAAGTAGGTGGTCTTTCACCTATTATGAGGGTTCCTCATTACCTTCATCATAGTTACATTCGCGACCAAAGTGACTACAACGATGCTCCGTATGCTGTATATTCGAATTACAATACCAACGTAGGTGGATGTTGGGGTTACGGAGCAAAACCCCTTTCCTGTACAAAAGGGCAGGCAGACGGCATGCTTACGTCTCCGGCTACCGGGGGGGAATGGGATGCTCACTGGACGTCGGCCCCTGAACAGGGACGAGCAGATAATTCGGGCATGAACGCGAATAATACTATTTATTTTTTGGAGTACCAAAGCGTACAGCACAATGCCTCCTGGCCAGCTATTAGAAATACTATGGCCACTAGTTTCTTTCTTGTTCCTGCGACTGATATTCTTCCAGTATCTCCCGTATTGTAAGATTTCACAATGCCCCAAGTCAGCTTAACGGGCCTTTTTTCCGACGCTGAAGGGAAGGGGGTAGAACTAAAGAAGGCCGGGTCTTCTTATTCGGCTCCGCACAAGATGTCGGAGTTTTACGACATGGAGCACAATCCTGTCGTTGAAGACCCCGAAGGTTTTTGCATCATAGCTGAAAGATATTCCAATACTTCCAAGATAGAAATAACCATTCATTCGGATTTGCTTGATTCTGAAGATCATGATTGGGCTTATACTATTGTTGATTCATCTTGCGGAATAGAATTGCCGGAAGAAAGAATAAAATGGGAGAACGGAAGTTTATTAACCACTGTCGTGACTCAAGATTTAGGAGCAGATGATTATACTATCAATTGTTCTATTTTTAAATATACAGGCGTAGAAGATTTTAGTGACCTCGTAAAAACTTCTTCCACAAAAACCTCTGTAACGATCCCGTAGGTGTAATTAAGTAATGAGGGATAGTATCTCTTATTATTTGTATCATGCCTGACAATTTTCCAACTGACGGACCAATTTCCCTAGGGGATTCCTTGGGTACGGATAAATCCATATCTTATTTTATAGGATATTGCGGGGGAACCTCTCCTGATGCTCCTTATTCCTTGAAGGCCTTGGTGGAACTGGCTCAGAACGAAGGGATTGAATTCCCGAATGGAGATTTTGCCGCTCCTTATAGCATGAGTGAATTTTACGCCATGCTGTGTGGAGATGCTTGTTCATTGGGGACTCATAATGGTGACACCTTTATTACTAGTTCTTCCTGTTCTATTTTAATGGATGACGGATCATACGTCCTTATGGATTCCGGTGATAATCTTTTGCTTGATGATTGTGTGACTAGTTCCGGAGATACTATTTCTTGTGGGGGGCAAGATACTTCTTGTTGCATAGATTCGGAAGGTTCCTTGGGTTGTGTCTTGACTGAGGGCGAAAGCACTGTTGATGCTGAATCTTGCGCCACTTGTTGCATAGAATTGGTCGATGCGAGTTGTATTTTATTGGCGGATGGGGTTAATTCTCTTGATTTGGCTGTTTGTTCCTAAAAAAAGTGTAACACTAACTGAAGATGGGTATTAAAATATCAGAGATGACTACCACCGGGAGCGCCCCGGCGGATTCTTATATTCCTTTGGCTCACAATGGGGAGAATTATAAGGTGGCCCCTTCTAATGTCGGGGGCTTTAGCGGCGGGTTGGGAGTGACCACTCATCAGTTCAACACCGGGAACGGGCCTGAGTTTTCTTATTCATTGCCTAGTGGACGCCGCACAATGATTTTTCTTTGGGCGCCTGCCGTACATGCCGCCACCCTTCTGTTAATTGTGGACGAAGGGACTCAGACTTTTGCTCTTCAGGGCTGGGGCGAGCCATCCAACGGTTTTCAAGGGTTGAGTAATAATACACCAATCCCGACAACAACGACTGTTATCTCTACTAATTGGTCAACGGACCCGCAACCGAAGACGATACATTTTCATGGAGATGGGGCTGAGAATATCTATTTGAACGTAAAACAAAACTTCGGCAGTGTTTGGACGGTTTTTGCTACGGCTATAGACTTATAAACTCAATGGGCACTAAAATATCAGATTTGCCGGTTACAGGATCTCTTCCTGCGGATGCTGTTTTCCCTTTGGAGTACGGCGGGGCGAATTATAGTGTCAAGGCGAGTGATTTAGGTACCGGGGGTAGTACGGAGGTGGCGTATATTGATCAGACGGAGATATATGACAAAATGCTTGCCTCCGGGACAGTCACAAATGATTGGGAGGTCATTGATATACCATCAACCATTCCGAGTACTGCGTCTGGTATAATAGTGACTGCATATGGTTCAACTGACGGGGGATCCGGAACGTCTGGAAATGTTAAAGTATATTTAAGAAGTTCAAAAATAACGGAACGGTTGGCATCACATACTTATGCTGATAATAGTTACGGCTCCGGATCGACTCATAATACGTTCATAATACCGTATACGTCGACGATAGACTTAAAAAGCGTCATCATCGGCGCGGGATCCGGATCATTTGCCAAATTTTATGTGGAGGGTTATATTGCTGGCGGCGGTTCAAGTTCTTCCGGGACCACTTCTGCAATATTACCATTTGCCCACGCAAGAATCTTTACGAATAATGCCGGGACGGGAATTGGAATGTCTTGGGGGGCTTATAATAATGGTTATGTTGAGGTGACCTTTGACACTGCTCAACCGGATACGGATTACTACGTAGTAACGGATAGAGAAACATATGACCAGCATTTAATTGACATAGATCAAAAAACCACTTCCGGTTTTAGAACTAAATGGGTAAATAGCGACAATTCTCTTTTGCCCCCCGGAACTTTCGGTGGTATGTTGACTGTTTATGGTTCGACCCCAACGATAGACATTGGAGGAGGTTCAAGTTCTTCAAGCTCTTCCGGTCCCGGTTTAGGTATTGAGTTTTTTGATACGGTTGAAATCCTTGCCGACGACCTTTCCGGCGGTAACTGGTCGAATGCCACAGGAGCTTGGGTTACAGTTCCAAGTGATCCCGCTTGGGCCGGAGCGGAGAATATCATTATATCCATGGGTTTATATGATGGAGATACCGCCGGCAACACTGGCCAAGCTTTTGAGGTCAGGGCAAATTCAAATTCTACTTCTGTAGAGGTCCTGAGACATCATGGAACCAGCAATGACCGTTCAGCTACTGCTGTGCAGGCGATTATACCTATTGATTCAGATGGTACCTGGCAATATAGACACGTGGTTTTGTACGGAAGTTATGCGAGAATCAACTATCTAAGGGCTAGTGGTAAGATTCTTCCAATCCCTTCCGATAACTCTTGGAGTTCAGGCTGGGAACAGAGTCATGGTGGCGTGGCTGTAGCCAACGGAAGCACACACACAATTACTCATAATTTAGGAACTACAGACGTTATTGTCAAGGCGTATGTAAATACATCTGCGGCATCCGATAGTGGTGCGCAGGAGATCACATCCGGTGGCGGCGTTACCTCTACTTTTACATGGGAATACGGAGCCCAAGTAAAAGATTTGTCATCTAATAGTTTAACTTTACAGCTATCATCGGATGGCGCTTTGTTGTTTGATAGTTCCGGTGAAACGAGTGCCGTGACAAGTTTTGCCAATTGCTACATAAAAGTCGTAGTCCTAGCAGCGGGCACGGCTTCCGGCGGCGGTTCCGGCCCCCGTGCATACGTCGCCTTTGATGGAACTTCTGCAGATTTGACGGCAAGCATCACCAAGAGTTTTAATGTGGACAGTATAACGGATAATGGGGTTGGATTTTATAGGGTTAACTTAACTAATGCAGTAACTGATGCGGTAACAGTTGCCAGCTCTAAGAGGCTTGGAAGTTCCATTAGCTCAATCAATACTGTGGTAGTCCACCCTGAAGTAGAAAATCAGACAGAAATAAGAATCTACTGTCATGCAGTAGATAGTAATGGAAATTTAGGAAGTTATGTTGATCCTCCAGTTGTTAATCTGGTAGTATTTTAAAAATGAAAGTCGTCGTACATAAAAATTCTACCGGGGTTAGCATTACTTATCCTGTTGATCAGGACGTGGAATCAATCGCTTCCAAATTGGATGATGCCTGCATAATGGAGGTTTCCGACCTCCCTGAAGACAGGGTTTTCCGTAATTCATGGGAACTCAATGGCGAAAAGGTTTCCGTCAATCTGGATAAAGCCCGGGAGCAATGTCATATTCGCCGCCGAGAAGTCCGAGAGGAAAAGTTCTCGAAGTGGGACGTCAAGATGACCATTCCTTCCGAAGCCACTTATGCGGAAAAACAAAGACAAAAGATAAGGACTAAGTACGCCGAGATTCAAAAGGGCATAGATGCCGCCGAGAATGCATCCGACCTTGGTGTAATTTATACTGAGCTTTAACGCCATGGCTGATACGAAGATAAGAAACCTGCCTGTTACCGGATCATTGGATGACGATGATTGTTTTGTTGTGGCGACTAATTCGACTACCGATACATGTAGTATCAAGTGGAGCGATATGGCTTCAGAGATAGGCCTTTTAAATCAAATTACATCTCTAGAGGCTAGGCTATCAACCCCCGTTCTTAAGTGCAGATTTGTGGCAAAATTTTTCGGCAATAATGGATTTCAATATAATTTAAATTCATTAGTGCCTAATTATTCTTCAAGTGATATAGTTAAGGTCCTAATAGATAAAGGCACCTCCTACTTGAAGGGCAATGCTAATGAGAACCCTACAATTCATAATTTGCCTGAGACTAATCCTAATGCGACTTATCCGTGGACATTGGTTGGTTATTCCGTTTATGAATATAAGCGTTACGGGGGAATTCTTTATACTGGGGGAGACAGTAGTAACGGCGCCAAGGAGTGCGGAATAGTCGAGGTTTGGGGAGCGATATAACAAATGGCCAATAAACGCATAAAAGATCTTTCCGACACGGCGACCTCAATGGACGCCGGGGATTACTTGGTGGTGGATGCCGCCGATGACAAGACAAAGAAGATATTGTGGTCTGATCTTTCTTCGGGGCTCTCCGGTGGCGGCTCCTCTACCGGAGCAGGAGAATTCTTGGGAAGGGTGGATTTTAATTCTGGTGGTAGTGGGAATAACTGGACCCATACGCATATAAATAATGCTGGGCATTCATTGCCGGATCCGGCTGATTTAATACAGCCCACCGCTCATAATAATTTCCCTCAAAATGGTTCTCCTTTGGAGTTCAAGAATGTAACAAATAATACATATGTCATAGAGAATGTCGAGTTTGTCAATAGGCAAATAAATGAAGGCAGGCATTACACAACTATCATTTTGCCTCCAAATACTAAAGTCGGAGTTTATGACGGAACCTATGAGGGTATGTTCAATAATAACACAAATAATACATATGTAACCGCTCACTCTTGGTATATATACCAAGGAGGGGGTAAAGAATACGGCGTTGATTCCATTAAGGTGTTTAATCTTGATTTGCGAACCCTTAATGTTAACAATCTTGGAGTTGCGGTTGAAGCGGACTATAACGTAATTAATGGTATTAATTTTCCGTTAGAATTGCCTCATGATGGTTTTTTTATAGAAGGCACAGCTATTTAGGATTAATATTTTGAAATATTTACTTGGTTTTTTAATATAACCATATGCAGTTTATTACAATTTGGGGAGCGAAGAGAAGAATCCCCAAGGTAAATAAGTATTTAATAGACTGGGAGAAGCCCAGCAGAAGCATTCTCCAGAAAAACGCAAAGGATTTTCTGTATTCATATTGGAAAAACCATGCCGTCTTCGAGGAGTTTCCCGTGGCAGGCACGAAGATGACCTTGGATTTCTATAACGCCACCAAGAAAATAGCGGTAGAAGTTCAAGGGAGACAGCACCATAAATACGTCCCTTACTTCCACGGCAAGAGAAAGATGGGTTATTTAAATCAGGTTAAGCGGGACTTAGACAAGAAGAAATATTGTGAGATGAATGATGTTTTGCTGGTGGAGATACTAGAGGGGGATAATTTAACTAAAGATTTGTTTAAAAAACTAGGAATGGACATATAATAGTGTAATACAAAGCATGAAAGAATTCGATCCAGACAATCTTCCTGATTTTACGATACCGGAGACCTTCTTGAATCAACTTTATGAATTCACAGGGGGAGAAGACATTGGAAAAGGATTTATATTAAGCTTCGTTGATGATTCGGGGAGAGCTTTGGTCTTCAATAATAGTAGTAGTCAAATAGTTGACATGGGATTAAGAAAGGCTTTGGAGAAATACCTCGTACAGATTGAAGAGCAGGAAAATTCTATGAACAACATGGATGGGCTGGACGAAATCGAGTAATAAAAACTTGACCTTTCCGCTTGTTTCTGTTTTCATAGTAAATAATGATTTTCAATTACGAATTAGAACAGCATTTCTTAGCTTCATTACTAAAACATCAAGAAAAATACCCGGAGATAGCTCCGTTTATTGGGGAAAATGACTTTTATTCAGATGGAACTAGTGTCCATCAAACGATATTCTGTTTATTAAGAAACGCTCTTGAGTCCTGCGATGGTATAGATCATGTGATTTTATCTGAGCGAATTAATTCTCTCGGCATATCTTTTGAAGATAATATAAACGTATCGGATTACCTCAAAGCCCTTTCTATGAGGACGACAACTCCTGAGAGTGTTATTAAATCTGCAAAAGAATTAAAGAAGATTACTGTTAGAAGGGAAATATCTGAAACTTGTCAAACAGTTTCTAAAAAAATGAAAAACATGAATGCCGATTCTAGTTATGAAACTATAGTTTCGGAGGCGGATAAATTATACAACGAACAAATAAGTCTTTACGACTCTTCCGACAACGTTCCTGAAAATCTTTTTGAGACCATGGAGGAATTCGTAGAAGAGAGAGGCAATAATCCTATTTCTGATTTTGGGTATGAGGGCCCTCATGATAGACTTCATCAAATTTACGGTTCTCTATTGAGGCCCGGAGACATAACTGTCATTGTTGCTAGATCAGGAGTAGGTAAGACTACATTTTGCTTGGATTTCGCAACAAAAGTCTCTCAAAAACATAAAAATGTTCCTATTCTTCACTTTGATAACGGAGAAATGAGCAAAGAGGACTTGATGTGTCGTCAATGTGCGTCCTTAAGTCGCGTTCCCATGCACCTAATTGAAACAGGAAACTGGAGAAATGCCGGTAAAGAGGTGTGCAAGCGCGTCAGAGGCGTTTGGCCTAAGGTTCGTGATATGAACCTCCATTATTACAATTGCGGGGGAGATACAGTGGATTCTATGGCAAATTCGATTCGTCGTTTTTATTATTCCAAGGTGGGGAGGGGAAATCCCATGATATTTAGCTTTGATTATATTAAAACCACTTCGGAGAAGGCTGCTTCTTCCAAAGGGGAGTGGCAAATAGTAGGGGAAATGGTGGATAAGTTCAAAAGGTTAATACAAAAAGAGCTTTCTTTTGACAATGGTCCGACTGTCTCCATGATTACAAGTGTGCAGAGCAACAGATATGGAATAACAAACAATAGGAATTCCAGTAATGTGGTAGATGACGAGAGCATAGTGTCGCTTTCAGACAGAATAACCCAGTTCTGTTCTCATATGTTTATCCTAAGGCAAAAAGTCACTGAGGAATTAGTGGAAGATAATAATTTTGGTTCTCATAAATTAATAAATGTAAAGGCGAGGCATTTAGGTCAAGATATTGATGGAGCTATTCAGCCCATTAGAATGGAAGATGGCTCTTTGAAGAAAAATTTTATTAATTTGGATTTTAGTAATTTCGGGATCACTGAAACAGGCGACCTTCGGGATTTATTGGTTCACCGTGGAGTTGGAGACCATCACCCAGAGACAGACCATGACGACGACGTACCAGACTTATTCAGAGATAACAACTGAGGAAATCAAAGAGATTCTTCAGTCTTTAGGCTACAAACTCAATGACAATGGTAGATACTGGAGAACTTCGGCGGTATATAGAGGTGGGGACAACCAAACCTCTTTGCATATCTATAAAGATACAGGATGCTGGAGGGATTATGTTGCTCAGACCCCATTTCTTCCTTTCGAGAAGCTGATTTCCGCCAGTTTAAAAACAAACGATTCTAATGAAATTTCAAAATTTATTAAAAAATACTCTTCAGGAGAGTCGTCTTTCTTTACGGAGCAGGTTAAGAAATTAGAAATGGAAAAAATATATCCCAAATCATATTTAAGCAAACTGCTTCCTCATGATAAGTTTTACAATGAGAAGGGGGTTAGTTCAGAAACCCTTCGTTTCTTCGACGGGGGAATGGCGACTGCTGGACAGATGTACCAAAGGTATGTATTCCCGATCTTCAACGAAGACGGGGAGATACATGGGTTCTCAGGCAGAGATATGACCGACAATTCCTCCGGCAATCGTCCAAAATGGAAACATATAGGCGTTAAAAGCAAATGGATTTACCCTCTTTATTCAGAAAAAGATGGAGAATTTCCAGTTAAAGATGCAATAGAATCCGCAGGAGAAGTAATTTTGGTTGAAAGTCTAGGAGATATGTTGAGATTTCATGAGGCTGGCATTCGAAATGTATTGGTAATATTTGGCCTTGAGGTATCTCCTTCTCTTATTTGTTCTTTGGTTTCCCTTAACGTTAACAACATCATTCTTTCGCTCAACAACGATGACTCCAAGGAAGAAAACACAGGATTAAGAGCGTCCATAAAAAATTATTTAAAATTAATAGGAGGGTTTGATGTTAATAAGTTAAGTATTTGCCTCCCTGTTAAAAATGATTTCGGAGACATGGATGAATCTGATTTTAAGGAATGGCAAGAAAAACGGATTGAGATTGATCAGAAAAAACAACAAGAAAAAATACTTGAGTCTTCGGATCTTTTGCTTAAGTCAGGTTTTCTCCCTGCTTCTTATAAGTCAAAAGTTAATAGGTTAAGAAAATTTATATCTTGATTATGGATATCGCGCTATCAGCTAGTAGAATTAAAACAGCACAGCAATGCAGCTGGGTTTATTGGTGCAAATATAAACTGGGGTTACCGGATAAAAGCAATCTTGGGGCGAAGAAGGGTACTATTTGTCATAATGTTTTTGAATTACTCGGGAACAAAAGACATAAAAAGCACTTTAATCTCATTACTAAGGGAGGGGAGGTTTCTTGCTCTGGAGCGGTGGAGCGTTTAGTTAATACTTACGCAAAAAAGCTTGGCGTAACAGAAAGAGAAGACTTTGAAGACATGGATTCCATGATAGTTAGCGGATTACTTTATGATTTCTTCGGGGAAGATGAGGGCAAACCCACCGAAGCTATTTCGGAAAAATCATTTGATATCAAAGTGGATGATGGAGAAAAAAGATACAGGATAAGAGGATTTATTGATAAATTATTTCTTTATTCAAAAAAACGAAAAGCAATTATTAGGGACTTCAAGTCAAGCAAGCAGGTATTCAAGGGCAAAGAAATAGAAGACAATATGCAAGACTTGATGTATTGTCTCGCGGTTAAACATATATACTCTAAATATAAGAATAGAAAAGCAGAATTTATATTTTTAAAATTTGATCTTGGGAAAAATTTATTTGATGAGCCAGGGAAAGGTATAGTTCAAATGGAATCTCTTTCTGATGATGAACTAGAGGGATTCGAGCATCAATTGACGATGTATCAATCCTATCTAGAAAGCTTTGATGAAGAGGCCGGGAAAAGTAATTATGCGGCAGAACAACATGCTGACAATAGAGGTTACCCTAAGGACGGAACCTTCGGAGGTCGCCTTCAATGCGGGAGGGAAGGCTATAAAAAATCCAAAGGAGAATTTGTCTTAGACAAAAAAGGAGACAAGGTTCCTGCGTATATATGTCAATACAGATTGCCCTTCAAATACTGGGTTATTCTTGGAAAAGATAATAAAGTAAAGAGGTCCGCATACTCAAAGGATGAGCTAAATATTAAAGACGGAGAGTCTTCAGAGGAGAGGTATTATGAGGGTTGTCCTTATTGGATGTCGAAATTAGAGCGAGATGTGTTTGATTTAGTGTAACAAATATATCATGACTGTCATTAATTCAGGCAACGCATTATATAATTACACTCCTCATTTAATTTTAAAGTCTCAAAATGATCCCGGAGGAGTTAATTTAACTTATCTCCCGGATGAAGCTCAGAAATTTGAGGTTTGTTATGATAAGATGGTTGATAGCTATGCTTCGGCAATCGCTGGGTATCCCGTTGTTTGGCCAGATGCCCAATTACTCAGAGACGCCTCATGCACAGATACGAATCACACAGCATGGGGTTACTCCTATTATGGGGATGATAATCAGTTCGGACCGCAAGGACAGTTTAGTGCAGTTGCAATCGAGCACAGACATGATAGGCCTTGGGCTAGTGGTATTTTAGAGGCTAATTATCCGCCAGGGCCTTCCAGTTGGAACGACCCTCCTATTGGCGAGACGTGGCAGAGGCATCACAAAAGCCTTAGGGACGAGATAATAACTCCTCCGACGTGGCATACTTCCCCGCTGCATTTCGAGAAGGATATATTCCAAGGATGTGTAGAATGGAAGGAGAATATTCCTTCGTTTTCTCCGGGGGCTTCAGATGGAGATGGGGGGACTTGGCCGGATCCAAATTATAACGTATATGTAATAGGAGGACCTTTCCAATCTTGCTCGCAATGCGAATGTTATACATCTGAATTATTTCATAAAGATGGTTATGCACAGTCTTTGCCTGGACAAGAGACGGCTTATTTGGATTTTACGGCTGGACAAACAGATAGTTTTGGATCAACTTTTAGTTCTGATTTTTATTTATGGAGGCAGTTATCTATTAGTGGAGACTTTGGGCACCCCGACAGTATGACACCTTGTTCTTATATTTTGGATTTTGGGTCTAGGGCTAGAGATTATCCCAATGCTCCTTGGTTCATCGATGATGATCCAGTTTCTTTTTCTTTTAATAGAAATGGAACATCAGAAAAATCAGATGGTAGTAATTCCAATGATTTGGGATATTGGATTTTCTTCTGGGGAGACTTAACTCTCAATTATGATGGAAATAGTGTTGGTCAAGTCACCTCATTTGTTAGTCCGGCATACTCTAATTTTGCCGGGAATAGTTTTAATATTGATGATACGATTTCTTACGGGAATGGAAGCTCTCAATATTCTTTGAGTTCCCCGTCTTGGACAATCAACAGTTCTCCTGCGGACCCCCCTCTTTCCGATGACTGCTATCATCTTGCGGACTATGCCGCTTACGAGAACAATGGCGATTATATGGGATCTAGCAATTATCTTAATTGCATTTGCCAAATCTCAGCCCAACTAGATGCTGATGATCTTCATAACCCAGGAGCTTGGATCACTTTCGAAACAGCAAGTGATTTTGATTCTGAAGGGACTCAGCATTCTACTAATTTAGGTTCTGTTTTATACAATGGTTATGCTGAAGGGGTTTTATTATGGGATGATAATTTTACGAATGTTCAAGGAGGTTTTTACTGTGGTGATGGTGGAAACCTAAATGGGAGTAAACTAGAATGGGAAGGGTGCCCGAATTCAGACGGCAAATCGTGGTCTTTCAATATTTCAGTTGGAGGATTCAGTGTTGATAGTCCAGCCGTTACTTCCGGGGGCGACCCTTTTTCCGTGGATCATTTAAACATTGATTGGGAAAGTGACCCCAGTTCTCTTACGTGGGATTCCACGAGCCTTAATACGGCATCAATGGAGACAACCCAAGGAATGTACGGAATGTACGGGACTTTAGAATATCAATATTTATTTCAAGATATTTATTTTACCGCTAAAAAAGATTCTCTGCCGGGGACGCAAGGCTCTAGCCTAAGCATATCGGTAACAGAAAACACTGATTCAGATATGGCTTACGATAACGGAGGCTCGAACATTACTATCGAACTCTCCGGAAATGCATCATCCTATAATACGGACCAAATAATGACTCTTCTTGCGAATGCAGGGTTAAATTCTTTTGTAGTTGCTGGGGGCAGTACAGGTACCGATTTCGATGCTAGTGCTTCTCCAATAGTATTCAGGGAAGGTAAGGATCTTCAATACCAATCCACAACAGTAAATTGTTCGCTCAAAAAAGAGTGGTAATTCAATAAGTAAAATACTCCACGCTCATTGTTGCGGAGTTAACTTGGAATGACCATAAATTCTTAGATACTAAGTACCAAGAAAATGTCTTGGTTCCATTTTTGCCTGAATATGATACATTAAATGAGCTCGATGTACCTGATTGGTTAGAGACCATATATTGAGCAACTTTTTTGTCTGATGTTATCAAAAATTCTGGAGCTTTGCTTATTGTTATAGAATAATATAAACCATCTTCAAAAATAAACATTCCTCCGTTTGCAAATCTTGATCCATCCGCAAATTGAACCCTCATTTCGTTGGCAACCAAATTAGAATTTAAAGATGGAAACTGTGGCTTATTAGGTGGCACCCTAGAAGAACCGCTTTCTAAAATTGGCTTTGCTGGCTGCAGATCAGAGTTCGATTTAACTGCAAAATATTTCAAGGCGTCGTAGCCCAAAACTTCTGAATTTGCATAATCTACATTTCCCGGGGCTGTTGTAATATCTATATCGAATGAAAGATTTATTTCTGCGGCATTCCAATATTCATTAACCCTCTCGTCAAGGTCTGTGAGTTTTGAGCAATTGATAGGGGAATCAACAGGCTCTAAAAACACGGGGAATCCTCTATCCGGAGGCAGGAATGAAAACGATTCTGCTGTGTGTGGCATATATGTAGTTACACTTTAATGTTGACGTTTATATTTTTTTTATGTTATCATGTTTTATTCGCAAGTATGATACCTTTATTTAAATCTCACTTTTCAATAGGCAGGAGCATTTTAACTTTATCCCCTCCAGCTGAAGATTCACTTTCTGCGGATAGTATTTTTGATATTTGTGTAGAAAATAAATTGGACAAAGTTGTTTTGGTCGAAGATTCCCTAACGGGCTTCCTTGAAGCCCTAAAGAATAGTTCGCTGCTAGGCATCCAGCTTATTTTCGGTTTGCGCCTTTCAATATGCGACGATATGTTTAATGAAAAATCAAACAATGAGCATAAGGTGATAATTTTTTGCAAAAACCCGGAGGGTTATAAGAATTTAACCAAGATATATAGCAAGGCTTTCGCGGAGGGGTTTGGGAAAATAGACTTTAAAAACTTGAAAATACTTTGGGAAGAAGACAGTTTACTTTTGTTCGTCCCTTTTTATGATTCATTTATTTTTAAAAACAATTTGACATTTTCTAATTGTGTTCCCAATTTCTCTTTTTTAAATCCTACTTTTTTTATAGAGGATAATGATCTCCCTTTCGACTCCTTAATAGAGAAGAAAATTATTGACTTCTGTAAGGCTAACAACTATAATACAGAGACAGCGAAGAGCATTTACTATAGGAATAAAACAGATTTCGAAGCATTTCAAACTTACAAATGTATATGCAGTCGGAAATTTGGCCGGAGTATTAGCTTAAGTAAACCTAATTTAGAGCACTGCGGAAGCAGGGCTTTTTCTTTCCAAAGTTTTTTAGAAAAACAAAATGAAATTGCTTAAATATTCAGACGTATGTTTAGTTCCGAAGTTTTCGGACTGTGAAAGCAGATCCAATTGTGACACTTCAGTCTCATTGGGGGGTAGGACTTTTAAGTGTCCTATTATTCCCGCCAATATGAAGTCTGTAATTAATGAAGATTTATGTTATAAATTATCCCAAAATGGTTACTTTTACGTAATGCACCGCTTTGGGATTGACCTTAGGAAATTTATAGAGAATGCAGAGAGAAACCAATGGAAATATGTGTCAATAAGTATAGGCGTTCAGCCCAAAGATTTTGATTTTATTAGAGATGCTGCTTCTTCTAGGCTAAGCATAGACTATATTACAATAGATATTGCACATGGCCATAGTTCTTCCATGAAGGAAATGATAGAATTCATAAAGGAAAAACTTCCTGAATCATTTCTTATTGCCGGTAATGTAGCAACTCAAGAAGGCGTTAGGGATTTATATTCTTGGGGTGCAGATGCAATCAAAGTAGGCATAGGTCAGGGTAGCCCTTGCACAACAAAAGACAAGACGGGATTTACCATTCCTATGTTTAGTTGCGTCAAGAACTGCGCTCATTCAGCTATGACATCTTCGGGTGATTTCATATCTATTGCTACTGGAAATATAAAAAATGACTTTGATTTGCCTTCAAGAGTTCCCATTATAGCAGATGGTGGAGTCTCTTGCAATGGAGATATAGCCAAGGCATTAGTTGCTGGTGCTGACATGGTGATGTCGGGTAGTCTTTTTGCGCAGTGTCTCGATAGCCCAGCGGAAACTATTATTATCGAAGGTTGTCCGCATAAAGCTTATTTCGGTTCCGCTTCGGTACACAACAAAGGGGATAGTTCACATATAGAAGGGGTAATGAAAAACATACCAGTTTCAAGTATGACATTTCTTTCTAAAATAAATGAAATAGAAGAAGACTTGAGGTCTTCCATAAGTTATGCCGGAGGGAAATCACTTGATTACCTAAAGGATGTTTCTTACGAGATTTGTTGAGTATTGAAAGAAAACCTTCTTAGATTCCGAAATCGCCAAAAGTACTTGGTGTTTGATTATGAGACTTGTGGCTTAAACCTAGGGTCACTATCTAATAAGCCTTGGCAACTTGCGTTCCTTTTGTGCGAGGGTAAAAAGATTTTATCTCGCCATAACTATTGGTTGCATTGGGACGATATTGAGGTATCTCCAGACGCAGCCAGAATAACAGGGTGGACTAAATCTAAATATAAAAAACTTGCGGTTGCCCCAGAGAAACCTCTTGAACTTTTCGAGAAATATCTTTACGACGAAGAATATATGAGCGTGGGTCATAATCTATTAGGATTTGATGTTTACATCCATAATATTAACCGTCATTTATTAAATAAAGATACTGATTTTTCTTATGTGAATCGCTTGGTTGATACAAATTGCATCGCCAAGGGCATAAAAATGGGAATTAATTTAGATAAAGATGATGACTTATTGTCATGGCAATACAGAATGGTAGGCATTAGACAAAGAGGGGTAAAGACTAATTTAAAACAACTATGCGTGGATTATGATATAGATTTTGACCCCTCAAAACTCCACGATGCCTTATACGATATAGAGAAAAACTTTGAGGTTTTCCAGAAATTAATCTGGGCATTTGAAGTATGATTAAGATATGCTTTAGTGATGATGACTTACGCGAGGCAAGAGATCTTGCTAGAGAAAGGCATGATGCAAAAGATATTTCTTTTAGGAATTCCTATCGGTTGGGAAATCACGAATCTGAGTATGCTGCTCATACAATAGGTATTCTTGGGGAACTTGCATGGGCTAAATACAGCAATCAAGAAATAGATAAAAACATATATCCAGTCAGAGACCCAGGGGAGGATTTCCCCAATGTAGAAGTAAAAGCGATTACTTATATCGGTAAGGGCGAGCCGGAACTAAAGATTAAAAAAACAGAATATGAAGCTAGAGATCCGTCCCTTTATGTATTGGTTAGGATAAATAAAGAGCAATTGCGCCTTAATAATACCGTTGAGATCCTTGGGACGATTTCAAAAAAATCATTCGATCAATTTAAAATAGAAAAACAATATGGAAAAGGGATGCCGATCAACTATATAGTCCCTCTTTCTGTTATGGGGAAACCTATTGATGACAAAAAACTCTTTTTATAATAACTTTTCTTCTTATGAAGGATGCTCCCCACCGGGAGTTAGATTGCCTAAGATCGTCATAGAGCAGAGGCATTACAAAAGACTTGGTATTTCCAATGAAGTTTCTAATTTGGACTTCCTTAAGGCTCTATGCGTATCTGGAGAAAATAAATATGAAATCAACGAGAAGCACAACAAGCAGGAGTATACTGACAGGCTCGACATGGAGTTATCAATTCTTTCCGATCTGGGTTTTATTGATTATATTCTTCTTAATTGGGATGTTCTTAATTTCTGCAGGGAGGAAGGCATTCCTGCTGGCCCGGGGAGGGGTTCGGCGGCTGGGTCGCTTGTTTTGTTCCTGATAGGAGTAACACAGGTAGATCCAATAAAATACGAGTTATTTTTCGAGAGGTTTGTATCTAAAAGCCGGGCAAAAACAGTAGAAAAAGATGGGATTTCTTATTTAGATGGTAGCCTCTTGGCTGATGTCGACAATGATATTGCTTATGAACATCGGTATAAGGTTATCGAATATATTGAGTCTAAATATCCGGGCAGAACCTCAAAGATATTAACCCTTACGACTCTTAGTGGTAAATTATGCGCAAAAGAGTGCGGTAAACTCGTAGGGGGGATGAGCGAACAAGAAGTAAATGAAATAAGCGACAGTATCCCAAAGAAATTTGGGTTAGTAGTTCCCTTGCCAGAGGCTTATGAAGAAAGTGAAAAATTTAGATCGTGGGCTGATTCTAATGAAAAAGTTTACAAAATAGCCTTAAAACTTCAGGGGTTAAATAAAAATGTGGGAGTGCATCCCTCTGGAATAGCCATATCCTTCGAAAAACTTTCAGATATTTGCCCGGTCCAAAAGACATCAGAAGGGGCTTTAGTCACTGGCTATGACATGAATTGGGTCGCAGAGCTAATGGTTAAGTTCGATATTCTAGGGCTGAGAACCTTAAGCGTCATTTATAATACATGCAAGTATGTAGGAATGGATATTTATGATGTTGATTTATCAAAGGATTCTCTTTATAAACCATTGCAAAATTTAAAAAGTCGTCATGGAATTTTCCAGATTGAAGCGGATACAGATTTTAGAGTGTGCAAAAAGATTAAACCCAGAAATCTAGACCAGTTAAGTGCTGTGGTTGCTATAGCGAGGCCAGGGGCTATAGAATTCATGGATTACTATGAAAGATATGTATCTTCAGGAGCTTTCCAAAGTGTTCATAGTTTTTTCGATGATGTCCTTAGCTATACAGGAGGCATACCTTTGTATCAAGAGCAATTGATGAAGATGGCCGTAAAGGTTGGCTTTACTCTGGATGAAGCAGAGCAATTGAGGAGAATCGTTGGGAAAAAGAAAGTGGCTCAGATGCCAGAGTGGAAAGAAAAAATAGAGAACAAAATAAAAGATTTGGGGCTAGATGAAAATATTGGTTCTATTTTATGGAAGGTTGCCGAAGATAGTGCTAATTATTCTTTTAATAAATCTCATTCGATTTGCTACTCCATTCTCGCGGCATGGACTACTTACCTAAAGTTCAATCATCCAAAAGAGTTCTTTTTGTCTCTTCTGGAAATGACTCAGTTTGAACCTTCTCCTCAAGAGGAAATCAATAAGATTAGCCAAGAGCTTTCCTTTTTTGATATAACCCTCTTGCCTCCTGACTTGATCCAATCAGAAATGGGCTTTTCTCTTGACAATAAAAACATAAGGTTTGGCCTTAACAGCGTCAAGGGGATTAGCGAGAAGTCATTAAACGCCCTCCGTTCATTTAGAAATTCTGAGAACACAAATAAATATGAAATTTTCATTTCTGCCAAACAAGCAGGGCTTAACATAGGAATCCTTTCTTCCCTAATACAGGCTGGAGCATTATCTGATTTTAAATCAAAAAGATCTAGACTGGTTCTAGAGGCTCAATCTTTCAATATATTAACAGACAGAGAGAAAAGAAACTTTATAGAACTCGGAGAAAGATTTGAGTATGATTGCTTAAATACTATCAATGGATGTATAAAAGAATCATTAATTGCTGATGACGGGAGAGTAATCTTCTCAGAGGGCAGGCTTGAAACATTTAAAAAGAAATATTACCCTTATAAAGAAATTTATGACAGGAATAAAAGTTATGAAAAATTTGCTAATTGGTATTTCGAAAGAAAGCTTTTAGGATTTAGTCATAGCACCGAGCTAAAAGATTCGTTTGGTGAAAATGAAAGCCTAAATAATTCTATTCATTTTTTCGGTTTAGAGTTAAAAGAAAGGGGAAAATTCATTGGAGTCATAGAGGACTGCATCAAGAGGAAAAGCAAAAAAGATATACCCTATATCAAGATGACCATATCGGATGAGTATGGTACTTATGATGCAATGATGATGGATAACAGAGAAAAAGCTTTATCTAAATATACAAATAATGGGGGGAAGATCCCTAAAAAGGATAATATAGTGATCATTACTGGGCAAAAAGGAGATGATATTTTGTTCTTGGATAAGCTTTCTATTGTGGACGAAAAAATCTATATGAAATTATCAGATATAAAATAGTGTAATTATTTATGATGTCAACAAAGCCAAATTTCACTCCTAGAGCTAAGGAGGTCATTAAGTTAGCAAAACAGAAGGCTATTCAACTACAATCTTCGGATGTAAGTCTAGATCATTTACTTATATCTGTTTTGGATACAGATCAAACTGCTATATTAGAAATATTTTCAAGAATCAATATAGATATAAATGATTTTAAAGAGTTTGTTTTAGATCATATCATATTAGACCCTAGCTATGATGACTCTGAGCTTCAGGTTCAGACGGCAAAGTACTCCAAGGATTTTCAATTAATATTAAATAAGTCAAATGATTTCGCCAATGAGTTGAATCATGGCTATGTAGGGCTAGAGCATATTTTCTTTATAATGCTGGTTGATAAGAGTTCTCCTCTTCGCAAATACTTCGATGAATTAGGTGTGGATTGCGACAATGTTTCTGAGTTTTTAAAAATGTTTTTAATAGGAGGTGATTATTCTCACCTATTGCCATCAACATCCGCGCCTATAGATGAGCCTACTCAGGAAGAATCCTTTAATCCGGGCCAAAGCAGACCCAAAAGGTCAGAGAAGGGTTCGGCTCTTCAGAAATTCGCGAAGAATTATAATGTTTTGGCTTCTGAAGGAAAATTTGATAAAGTTATTTGCAAGGAAGGGGAGCTTGAGAAGATTTCTGAAATTTTATGCAGAAGAAATAAGAATAATCCCATATTGATTGGCCTTCCCGGAACGGGCAAAACAAGCTTAGTAGAAGGCTTAGCAGAGAGAATAGTAAATAATAAAGCTTCTGATTTACTTTGTTCAAAAATTATCTACGAAGTAGATTTGGCCTCGATGATAGCAGGCACAAAATATAGAGGCCAATTTGAACAAAGGCTGAAACAGATAATAGAAGAGGCAAAGTCTTCCTCCAATGTGGTGTTATTTATAGATGAGATACACACTCTGATAGGGGCCGGGAGTGCCGAAGGGAGTATGGATGCAGCGAATATATTAAAGCCTGCTTTGGCCCGAGGTGATATTAGATGTATTGGGGCGACAACTCCGAAAGAATACTCCAGATCCATAATGAAAGATGGGGCTTTGGATCGAAGATTTCAGGAAGTTAATGTTGAGGAGCCTTCCGGTGTTGAGGCTGTAAAAATACTAGAAGGGGTAGCTCCTAAATATGAAGAGTTTCACCATGTGAAATACAGAAAAAATATATTTAAACTGGCTGTTGATTTGTCCATTAAGTACATGAACGACAAGTATTTGCCAGATAAGGCTATTGATATTTTAGATCAAGCTGGGGCTAGAGTAAAAATGAGAAACTTGGTAAAGCCTCCTGAAGCCTTGGTTATTGAAGATCAAATTGCAGTTTTGGTTCGAGAAGGCGAAAATGAAATAATTGATCCCCAAATAAAGAGAAAAAGAGAGGGTTTGCTAATTAAGTATGAGAAAATATTAAATGATTGGTCGGAAGATTTGCTCTCAAAATCTTTTTATGTGACGCAAAAAGATATTTATGATGTGGTTTCGTCTAAAACAGGAGTTCCTGTTAATAATATTTCACAAAAAGAGTCGGACATGCTTCTTAAATTAGAAAAATCCCTTAATAAGGTTATTTTATTCCAAGAAGAGGCCGTCTCCACTATATCCAAATCTATCTTGAGGGCGAAAAGCGGTTTAAAAGATGACTCCAAGCCAATAGGATCGTTTCTCTTGCTAGGGGAAACAGGCACTGGCAAAACTTTCTCAGCCAAGGCTTTAGCGAAATTATTTTTCGGAAGCGAAAAGAATCTTATTCATGTAGACATGAGCGAGTATTCCGAAAAAGCAAATACATCTAGATTGGTTGGGGCGTCTCCGGGTTATGTTGGATACGAAGAAGGAGGGCAATTGACTGAAAAAATTAGAAAAAATCCTTATTCTGTTCTTTTATTGGATGAAATAGAAAAAGCTCACCCATCTGTTATTCACACTCTCTTGCAGGTCTTAGAGGAAGGTAGAATTACCGACGGGTTGGGTAGGGTTGCTGACTTTAAGAATTGCATTATAATAATGACCGGTAATTTGGGTGCTGATTTATTTGACAAAGAGACCTCTATAGGGTTTTCCAATAACAAGTCTAACATTGATTCTAAAATTTCCGAAAAGGCAAAAGATACTTTTAGTCCAGAGTTCATCAATAGGGTTGACGGGGTTGTTGTCTTCAAAGCCTTCTCTAAAGATCATATTAAGTTCATTTTAAAATCTCATATCAAAGCTTTGGTTTTAAAATTAAAGAAAAAAGGTATCAAATTGGTTATTGGGGATGACATTGTGAGTCACCTTAGTGATTTAGCTTTTGCCGAGAAAATGGGTGCTCGCCCAGTAAATAGATTGATTCGAAATAAGATAGAAAATATATTATCGAAAAAGATTTTGAAAAAAAAGAAAGGTTTGATCAAATTGGACTTGACAGATATCGATTGATATTTTACAATAGGTTATTCCTATTAAAAATATACAATCATGTCTTTACCATTTTACAAACCAAACAGCAAGAATCAAGGGTCAGCCCTTAATATAAACATATCCAATCCTGGCGACAAGGAACCGACGCTGTTCATCAATATGATCAGGCAGTTCAGCTGGAGTTCTTCTGGCAAAAGAGGATCTTTTGCTGGTAATAAAGACCAACCAGAACATACGGTTAATATGAAAATTAATCATATTGAATGTGGAAGTATTATTTCTTCAATTGAAAACCGACATGAGTTCAGTGCTTTTCATACCTTTAACGACAGTTCTACCACATTGAATTTTTCACCGTGGGATCAACCCTCTAGGTCTTCCAAGTATAATCCCTCTACAAAACAGCAGGAACCCTCTGGGGATATACTTCCAAGCTTTGGGTTGTCCTTGAAGAAGGGTAGTTTTAGCCCCATAAAGATACCTTTGTCCCCCGGTGAATGCCAAAACATGCTTCATTACTTCAAAAGGTTTCTATCTATCTACTTTGATTACATAGATTCTCCAGTTTCTGTAGATTCTTTCCGAGAAATCTCCAAGGATGATGTAAAGGATCAGAAAAATGATGATTTGTTTTTGGACATAGACTCCTTTCCAAAAGTTTCTTCTCCAAAAAAAGACAAAAAGCAAAAAAAAGACAACAAAGAAGATGACAAGGTTGTTGATGACGAGTCTTCATATTATTGATGGAAAAGAAAAAAGTATTAATACATAGCAATCATTCTAGGCTTTTAACTGGTTTTGGTAAAAATTCTAAAAATATTTTAAAATATTTATCGGACACTGGGAAATATGAAGTTATAGAACTCGCGAATGGAATATCCCATTCTCATTCAGAATTAAAAACTATGCCTTGGCGAACCCTCGGTGGTTTGCCCAATACACAGGCCGAATTGGATTCCGCTTCAAAAGATCCTGCTCTTAAAAGATCCGCAGGGTATGGAGGTCTTGTTATAGATAAGGTAATAGAAGAAGTCAAACCAGATGTATACATAGGAGTTGAGGATATTTGGGCTTTTTCTGGATATTATGAAAAGCCTTGGTGGAATAAGATAAACTGTATGGTCTGGACGACCTTAGATAGTCTGCCTATTTTACCGGAAGCTTTAAGGGTTGCCTCTGAGATTAAAAACTATTATGTGTGGGCGTCTTTTGCTCAGAAAGCCTTGGCAGAAAAAGGGTTTGGTCATGTCAAGAAATTGCACGGCTCAACAGACCCTTCTAATTTTTACAGACTAGAGGATGAAAAGAGGAGCTCTCTTAGGCAAGCAAATGGGATAGACTTGGATGATTTTGTTATTGGGTTTGTCTTTAGGAATCAATTAAGGAAGTCTGTTCCGTATCTGTTAGATGGATTTTCTATATTTAAAAAAAGAAACCCGAAAAGCAAAGCAAAACTATTACTTCATACGAATTGGACAGAAGGGTGGGACATTCCAAGATTAATAGAGGAGAAGAGTATTGACAAGGAAGATGTTCTTGCTACTTACTTTTGCTCTAAATGTAACTCGTATGAGGTTAAGCCTTTCACTTCAAATGAAAACGATTGCAGGTTTTGTGGATCAAAAGGGTCTCAATCAACCGTTTCCGTCTCCGCCGGGGTGGATGAGCTACAACTGAACGAAGTTTATAACCTAATGGATGTGTACTGCCACCCGTTTACATCTGGCGGTCAGGAATTACCTATTCAAGAGGCTAAATTAACAGAACTAATAACTCTGGTTACGGACTATGCATGTGGGACGGACTCTAGTTCTTCTGATAGTGCTGGGTTTCCACTTAAATGGTCTGAATATCGAGAACCAGGAACCCAGTTCATCAAGGCGAGCACGGATAAAAATTCCATAGCAAAGTATCTTGAGAAAATTTTAAAGATGCCTCAAGCCAAGAGGAAAGCTCTAGGAAAGAAGGCGAGAAAATATATTCTTGAAAATTATTCGATTCAAGCTGTAGGTAAAGAGCTGGAAGGTATTATAGATTCCATGCCAGCGGTTGATTGGGATTTTAATTTCTCAGCCCCGAAAGGAAACCCTAATTACAATCCCCCCGAAATAACTTCGGATATTGAATGGGTGACTGATTTGTATAAGAACATTTTGCTCAGAAAGGTCGGGCCAGACGACGAAGGGGTAAAACATTGGATCGCTAGGCTGGAGTCAGACTTAGATAGGGGAGAGGTGTTAAATTACTTCAAGAAGATCGCGTCTCAGAATGAATCCTCTAAGCAAATTGAGTTTGATGAATTCCTAGATGACACAGGAAACAAGAGAGCTCTTTTGGTTTTTGGTGGTTCAGCTTCTGATTTGATTTTATGTACAACAATATTTAAATCTTTCACTGAATCCCATCCAAATTATGATTTATATGTTTCCTGCAAAAATGATTATCATCATTTAATATCAGGCCACCCTTCAGTGCATAAGCTGCTTCCGTTTCGGGAGAGCATTAGAAAGGAATCACTTATGTTGGGGTTTGGATCTAAAGACCCTTATTTTGATTATTTTTGCGATGTAACTGACGTATTTGATAGAGACTCTTCTTGTTATGGTACAATTAATAATCAATTTTCTATTTTATGAATAAATTAGAAAAGCTTAGTTTGCATTCGGCTCTTAAAATAAAAGAACCAATAGTTAATGAGTTATTTTTCCCTGTCGTTTCGAATAAATATATTTGTATTTTTTCTGAACATATTATTGATAGTCGAAAGTACAATTATTTATCTGAAGTCGTATCATTAATAACTCCCTTTTTAAGGGATCACGACATTTCTATATTGGACATAAGTGAATCAGGTGCTCCGGGAATAGAGGGAACTTTGGATTTCAAAAGCGGTACTCAGTTTGGTCATCGTTGTTTTTTAATGAAAAATGCAGAGTTAGTATGTTGCTCCACGGGTTTATTTTCTGTTTTGTCTGGCGTCTATGATGTCCCATGCGTTACTTTGTATTCTGACATACATCCAGATGAAGATGTATGCTATTGGGGGGACGAATCTAAACGTCTAAATATAACTCCAGACATAGATAATATCCCCTCTCATTCTTATGTTGAATTCCCCAAAACCATAAACGAAATAAGCCCACTGGATGTAGCTAAATCTATTTTAAGTTTATTAAAAATAGAGAATGACCTTAATAATTTAAGTTACCTTCATATGGGATCCCTGTATTCATCTAAAGTTATTGAAGTAATACCGGACTTTGTCCCCTCTGATCATTTTTTGCCCAAGTCAGTACTTAATCTTAGGTTTGATTATCATCCAGATTATAAATTTTTATTTGCATGGGCTAAGGGTAAAAACTTATCTTTATTTTTGCCCCAAGATAAACCTATTGATCCTTCGGCTCTTTTAAAAATAAGAAGTTCCTTAAAATCTGTTTTCTTTAATTTGACGGGGGAATTTGACAAGAATTATCTTACAGCTCTTAGGAGGGTTGGAATTTCTCCTAATTTTTTCTGTGATGATGAAAATATTGTGGATAAAGTTAGGTTGCTCAATATAGACCTCGAAGTTCCTTTGATAGAAAAAAAATCGAAGAAAGATCTTGACCCTGATGTAGAAATAGGAGATAATACTTTCTTTAAGTCGGGCAAATTAATTCTTTCAAATGGAAAAAAGTTTCAATCAAAAGCTAACTGGATCACGGGGGTTGACTTCGATGGTTCGGAGCAAAAGGTCATTGATACTGTAGACTTTTGGGAAGATCTCGATTACTACATAATATATACGAAAAATGATACTTGAAAACGATAATAACTCCCCAAGGAGAGACAAGAAAGGATTGCTTATCGGGACAAAGTATATCTTTAGCCAAGATGGCTTGATTGATTGGAGAAAAATGGTCAAAGACAAATGGCTATACCCTAATCCTGGAAAAGGTATTACAGAAACAGATGTTTCCAAGATGGAAGATAGGGATTTATGTATTTTACTGGGAGGAATAAAGGAATTGGCTCGCATCAGAGGGTATAGCTCAATTGATTATTCAGTATCGGCCCCTTCTCAAGAATACGTAGTAGTTACCTGTACAATCAAGTGGATTCCTAACTTTGAGACAGCAGAACAAGAGATAAGCTTTTCTTCTATCGCGGATGCCTCTTTCGGCAATACATCAGCTATAGGAGGTGTTCATTATTTGGCCCCCATAGCAGAGAACAGGGCATTCGTTAGGGCTGTTAGAAATTTCTTGAATATTAATATCGTAGGGAAAGATGAACTCGCCTCCTTAAGGGGTAAGGCTCCAGTATCTCGATCAGAGCCAATCTCAACAAGCAATAAGATGATTGACCCTCATGGGACTTTAGAGTTATTTTGTAATAATATCGGTGTTTGTTCTTTTGATGATTTTAAAATAAAAATTTCTGAGCTACAATCCAATGGAAAGTTAAATAACTTAGACCAAGGAGAATGGGCGAATTTCAAATCTATTGATCCTAAGGATGTGAGAAAGATTCTTGCAACTTTAAAACAAAAATAATAATATGGCAAAATTAACAAATAAACAACTCGCCAAACTATGGACAGTTTGGTTTGTATTCACATTCTGCTGGGGTTTTTGGCATGGCTATAATCAAATTCCGATGACCGGATTGTACAGTTGGGCAATCCAACTCGCATCCATAGGGCTAACGATATGGTGCATAATAAGGCTTTGGCATACTCCCGAGGTGGATGGATAAATACATCAAGAAAAAGCATCCCAACCTTCTAAGTAAGACTAAAACTTACTTAGTTGGTCACATGCAGTATGCAAGTGGAAGAAATTGGAGGGATTATGTGGGGGAAGAATTAGAGGGTATTAATATAACAGTGTTTGATCCTTATAAAAAACCCTTCGTAAAGGATGTTGACGAAGATGAGGCAGTCCGGGTGGAGCTTCTAAAAATGATGGAAAAGGGTTACTATGATGAGGCTACCAAAAGAATGAAGACGGTCAGATCTTATGATTTAAATCTGGTGGACCGTTCTGATTTTATTATAGCTCATTTAGTTCCGGAGGTTGCAAGCTGGGGGAGTGCAGAAGAAATTACAACAGCAGTTCGCATGAAGAAGCCTATTTTTGTTAGTATGGAAGGGGGGAAGGATAAAACTCCTTTATGGATGCTTGCAATGTTCCCCCATAAATATATTTATGATTCCATTGAAGAAGTGGTGGGAATGATTAAAGATATAGATTCTGGAGAGAAAGAGATCGACAGTGATCGCTGGAGATTACTTCAAAAGGAATTTCGCTAAACCTTGAATACTTCAATTTCAAAAAAAAATATTCGACAGGTTTTCCACTGGGGGTGGACGATATATGAATGATAAACATCAAAAAGATTACTTTCAGACAGACAAAGGTAAAGAAGCTCTTGTGCGCGCGCGTAAGGCTTATGACGATAGAGACCCGGAAAGAAGGCGCAAGCAGAAAAGGGATTACATGCGCAGAAAAAGAAGAAAAGACCCATATTATGGCAGATAATTTAGTTGACATTTTAGTATCAATATCTTATAATAAGAGCAACGAAAAGTGAACGCAAGGGTTTCAAAAAAAATCAGAAAGATAATCACGTCAAATGCAGAATTGGGTTTTGTAAAACGCGATTACGATAGGGCGAAGAATCAATACAAAAAACTTAGCGAAGAAGGGAGAAAGGATTTTCTCGACCTTCTTGAAAAATTTTATTCTAATAACCAAACAAACAAAGGGTGATAATCATGAGTGATAAAGATTCAGAAAGTACGGAGCAAGAATCCGAATGGAAGAAAAGAGAGCTTGGGGCATTGTGGCTCAAGGAGAGTAAGGCAGGAATGAAGTTTTACTCTGGTCATATTGATGGCTCAAAGGTCATTATTTTTTCCAATAAGAACAAAGCAAATGATAGGGCTCCAGATCTTGTCGTTTATAAGTCCGAGGAAATGGAGTCTCCCAGTAAGGGCGACGGCATTGAAATAGACTAAATTTTCTTTAAAAAACTTCTTGACTAGTGAACCATATTGAATAATAATATGGGTTATGAATCAAGCAGTTATTAAAAAAAATGAGTCCCCTCGCAAAAGAGGCGGAAAAAAGAAGGGTGCGAATTCTTTCGTCAAGGTTCGCTTCTCAGACCTTAAAGGATATATAAGCGAACAAGTCCCAATGACTATCAGCCGAGTATGGCTAGAGTCTTTGGGTTTCAAAATCGAGGCTCCTGATCTCAATTCGTTGAGCTCATGCCCTGATATACCCCTTAAGTCCCATGAGGATGATCCTTCTGTGCCTGAAGACAAGGTTGATTTTAAAATATTTAACGGAGAAGAATAATATGAAAAATAATATATTTAAGGGGTTAGTTGGGCAGTCAAATGTCAAAAAGAAACTTAATTTCTATTTGGATGCTTTTAATAAAACGAGTTCCGCTCCGTATTTATTGTTTGTCGGTGCAAAGGGGTTAGGGAAGACAATTTTCGCTAGAAAATTCGCAGCTTCATTAAAGAATGTGGATGGCAGTCAAAGGGCGATGGTGGAGATCAATTGCTCTAGCTTGAAGAATGTAAATCAATTCTTTGAGCAAATTATTTTGCCTGTAGTACTTGATAATAGTGTTACTATATTTTTCGATGAGGCTCATGAGCTTCCTAGGGATATAATGATGGCATTATTGACAATACTGGATACCGGTGCAAAACAGACGGTTTCTTATAATTGGCAAGGAGACAACTATGTATTTGATATGAGGAAAAATACTTTCTTCTTTGCTACGACAGAAAGCGACAAATTATTCCCTCCCCTTAAAGATAGGTTGACTCCTATTGATTTTGAGCCTTACAAAGGGCATCATTTAGCACAAATCTTACGTAAAAGCTCTGAAGAGGTTCAATACAATAGTGAAGCTCTAGAACTCTTGAGTGACACGGTTAGAGGCAATGCTCGCAATGCGGTCATGACAGCAAAGAATGTTATTCTTTATTGCGTTTCAAAGGGTATTAGAAGATTCGGCATGAAGCAATACGATGAATTTCGTGACACTTTGGGTGTTTTACCAAAAGGTATTACATGTACAGAAAGGGAAGTTTTAGAAATTCTCAATGAGAAGGGTGCTTGTACTTTGAGTATGTTGGCGGCTAAGACTGGATTAAGTTCAACTGCTTTGCGTTGCGATCATGAAAAATACCTCATTCGTCAAAATCTTATGGAAATTGATACGAAGCGAAAAATAACCACGAAGGGAAAAAGATTAATTGTAGCTTTAAATAGCGACTCCTAAGTATTTTAATCATTTCTCCATGAAGAATAAAAGAAAGTTAGCAGACATGAATATGTTTGCCGAAGGGTCGAAAAGGAATCCTCATAATGGGAATAAAATAATGAAAGAATGGAAACCGAAAAAGAAATCAAAAGAAATCAAATCACTGAAAGATTCTTTTTATATTAATCCGCTAAACCATGAACAAACCAAATAATTTATGAGTAAAATATATTTTTCGACTCTAATGTTTTTGATATTTTCGGGGTGCCAACACACAAAAATGGACTTCAAGTGCAATGGGGACCGGATTTGTAGGTGTTCAGAATGCAACCTTGGATCTTGTGTTGATTGCGATTGCCCTAACTCCAAGAAGCAATGAGTAGCGCTCAATCTATTTGTCAGGAATTTTGTGATGACATTTCTGTTTCTAGTAAAATAAAAGAGCTTAATGATTATACTTTATGCGAAGTGGAGGAATTAAAATGCTCTATGAATATCGATCATTTTACTGGATTGGTAGAAAGAATGCTTGAAATAGGGTATTGTTGCACTCAAGTACAAAATGATATTCATAAGGAAAAATGCTTTGCGTGGTTCGAGCCCATGAGTCTCGATTGAATTTTGAACCAAGTTTTATGGGTGTAATATTATTATGTGCTTAGAGTATTACCCTTTCTTTTGCTTTGTGGATGTATATCCACACATAACCCTGCCCCTAAGGATACTTTGCCCTCAAGATCAAAAGACCTTCAAGATAGAATAGATAACTTGATAGAAAAAGCCGAAGATAATAAAAAATGGCAAAAAATTTATATTCAAGAAATAAAATCGGCAAAAGAGAATCAAGATTATGATGCATATAGGTTTTTTTTGCATGAATTCATAAATACTCCAACATTAATACTGCCAGATTGGGCGTATGAGTGAGTTTTTTTTGATTTTTTGGTTCTTTTTCTTAATATGAGTATATCATGGATATAATAGATGGAGATATTTTAACATTTCCTTTGGGTTCCGGTGCTATTTTGCATTCTTGTGACATATCAGGAGAAATGAAAAATAATAATACTACGAAACAAATATCTTATAGATTTCCCGCTTTGCACACTGAACACGAAAAAATAGTAGCAGAAGGAGGGGATTCTCTTTTAGGTGGTTTTTTTTGCCATAAGACTGAATTAGGATTAATAGTTTCCTTATATTGCGAAAAGGAAACTATGAGTAGAAAATTAGATTATGAACATTTCCTTAAATCCTATTCTTCTGCCCTCGCTTACCTAGAAACCCTCTCTTCCCCGCCTAAGATTGCCATTCCTTATAAAATTGGATGCGGAGAAGCTGGAGGGCATTGGCCTATAGTATTGGAGATTTTAAAATATTCCCTTGAGCCTTATAGTAACATTATAAATATAATTAGAAATCCACTGGAATGGCTCAGGAATTCGGAGGCTAATAATGATTGAGGTTTTGCAGTTTATTTTTAGTGATTTTTGGGTATTTATTGGTTTTCATATTCTTATACTTTCATTTGGCTGGAGTGCGTCCATGCCTTTTTATTGGATAAATCGGTTGAGAGAAGGCAGGACTGCGATCTCTGGTAGAACCAATGTTGCAAGAGAGGCGACTTATTCCAACAATTAACAGATAAAGCTCTTGTTCATACACATAGCGGAAGGAAACGTTGCATATATTCATCGCATCTGTCATCGATAATGACGACTTTGTCATCAAAAGGGAAATTAAAAAATTTTATGATGGAATTATCGGGGTAGATTCTGAAGAACTAAATGATTTTGAATTATCTCTCCTCTTAAAAGGGAAAAAAGTGCATTCTGGAATAATAGGGAATAACATTATAATAATGTACCGGGAGTAAAAAGACTTGACTCGCTTTCTTAATCTGCTATCATTATACCTAAACATGAATAATTTCCAACCAGTTTTAGATTACATATTAAATAAATTTTGCCCATATATAGTTATTGGTCTTTTATTGTTTCTTGGTATAGGTGTCATTCCTGGGTGCGAGATAGCAATTTTATTTATGATTTATTTTATTGATAGATTTAATTTTAATGTAGGTCATGCGGTTGGAGTACATGATCCTGAATTAAATTCTGACTTTAATTGATAAATATCCTTTCTCTTAAACATTAACAGTCAACCCTTTACAACTTCTATTTATTATTTTTTAATAAAAAAGTTAAATTTTTTTATTTTTTGTGTTATTATATGGGACGGCATTATACAGGAATTGCAAAATTGATTATTTGAATTTTTGTTTTAAATAAAAACTTATGAACAAGATCATAATGACAGCGGCCCTTTTTGGGGCCATATTAGTTAACGCCGCTTCAGCAGAAGTGCCTTCTCTCAATGGGAATGTCGGAACTAAATTTGCTTCCGATTATCACCGAAGAGGAGAGGTTTTGTCTGCAGAAGCAATCCAAGCCCAAATAGGCTTCTCAACCCAAGTTTTGGGGGCGGATGTCTTCGGGGACTTCCTCAAGAATCATGGCACCGATACTGGAGCTTCTGATACTAGCGAAGTCACTGTTGGGGTTGCTACATCTCTTTTTGATAGCTCTTTTGATGCTTATCTAGGGGTGTACAATACGGATACTGACGGAAAGGAATCTTCTTTGGAAGCATTTGTGTCTCTTCAGGCAAATCTCCCATTGTCCCCAAGGATTAGCGTCTTTAGGGATACAGAGGATGCTCTTTATACATTCGAGGGCCAATTGAGCTACGATGTAGATATTGATTTGGTTGGGCTTGAGATCGCCGGTATTCTTGGAAATACCGATTCTAGCGCCACCAATGACAGTACCTACCTTGGGGCAAAGGTTACAGCCTCAAAGACTATTGGTGAAAATGTTGACATTTATGCCGATGTTTCCCTGTCTGATACAGACGACAGGGATAGCGAGACTCTTTGGGGAGTTGGCTTGAGTGTTAAATTCTAAATATAAATAAAACAAATAATTATTATGGATAACGTAGTAAAAACAGTCAAAGGCGCCGTTGGTGGCCTTTTTGCAGTATTAACGTCAATCATCGGACTCCTTGTTCTTTCACAAGTTGTGTTCGGTGAAGAAGCCGGAATGAATGTTATTGCTAACATTCAAGGAATTGTCAATGGCTTCGTCGGGGAGTCGGCAAGTCTTGCAGGTTTAATTACCTTGCTCCTTGTTGTTGCATTGCTTCAGAAGCAATCTGATTCGGCAGGCAAGTAGTCATTGCTGAAGTTGTTCTCTTATTAGTAATAAGGGTTAACATCGGATCAGAAACAAAAGCCGTCCTCTAGGGGGCGGCTTTTTTGTTTTATGGTGTAATTATATAAGGCATGGACTTCGATGAACAAACAGACGCATTTAGGTTTGACTTGGAGAACCTTATAGAAAGGTATCTAAGAGAGTTCGATATTAACACTTTCACTATTGTGGGCGCGTTGCATGAGAAAATGACAGAACTTTCGGAAAGAGGGGAAATTGATTTTGATCCGGGAGAAGATTTTTTTGCTGATGATGGTTTATAAACTTGACTAAGATATTGTTTTTTGCGATAATAAGTTATCTTCATTGATGACTTAATGAAATCCAACATTCAAAACAAATATAGATTTAAGAAATTTTCTAGCAACCAATATTGGGTTGTGCATTTTTCGGAAATGCTCGGTGGGAAATTATTAGGGAATTACCGAACTGTCATTAAGGCTAGGTCCGGGGAGATGGCTAAAGAAATTCTGCTAAAAAGAATCTCAGAAGAGAATGAGAATATCAAGTTAATCTCAATATTATTTTATTTTTTTCATAAGGGATTTAGTCGATTTTCCGGGGTTAAATTAAGTTCCTCTATTTCGACTTGGGATCACATAAGGAAGATAAGCTTCCCAAATGAATTTAATAAAATATTCAAACTTAAAAAAGATAAGAAATATAGTTATTTGCATCCAATGGGAAGGGGGGAACAGCGCCCTTCCAAAGAATTAAATAATGAGAGAATTGCCAGATTAAAAAAGTTTTCTGACAAAAAGAGAGGTTGTGTTTTGCCCAAAAGCCCAGAAGCAAAAAAACGATTTGGAGAAAATTCTTATGTTTCTTTAAAGGATCTTACCTTCAAAGGAATGGAAACTAAATTCCTTAAAGGGTTAATGAAAAAAAACAAGGGGAATAAAAGTGCTTGCGGTGACGAGTTAGGCATTGGTTCATCTGCCTTCAGGCGTTATTTGCAAAAGTTTGACGGAGTTGATTGGAATAAAGAATATCCTTTAACCGGAACCAGAGAGAGAAAAAAGAATACTGAAGCCCAAAGGATCGGTCATATAGAGGCGGTCAAAACACTTAAGTCTCGTGGGCATAAGTTTTTTAATTTCAAGAACAAAGAAGAGGTATTGAATAAAGCTAAAAAAACAAGAGCAAAGACATGGAGAAAAAAGAAAGAGGAAAATTTAAAAAAGATAAAAACTCCTTTTTTGGATGCTCTAAGAAAAAATAATTTTCATCAAATCAGGACAAGCGAGGAGTTGGGCATGAGTGTCGCATGGGTTTCTAATGTAATCAGAGACTTAAAGATTTTCTACCCCAATTTTAAAAAAGAATTTGACGAAGTGAAGGATAAAAAAAGAAATGAAAATCATTCTTTTGCCAAAAAAAAGAGGAGGGAGCATCAATTGAATTCCTGCAAGCATAATATCCTTGAGGCTTATCATCAATTTGACGGAAATTCTCGCCAAGCTTCTAAGTATTTAGGCATGAGCCCAGGTACTTTTCGCAATTTCGTTAAAGACATTAGGGAGGGGCTTCAATGAGAAAAGGAAAAAATATTCAGTTTAGATCGTTTAGGAAGAAATTTGCTCATAATCAATATTGGGTGCTTCATTATACTGAATGTTATAAAGATAAAAGCGAAAGAGATTTTAAAGTTTTTCTTAAGGCTAAATCAGCTAAATTAGCTCTTAATATATTAGATTTAAAACTTTCAGAAAATAAAAATTTCTCAAAAAGGAAAGCGTCTCATATATACATCCTACATAAAGAATATGGAAAAAATTCTGTAGGCTCAAGTAGAATTGCGTTCTGGGATGCGGTAAGAAGTACGGCGTTCCCCAATGAATTTGATAAGCTCTTTAAAATCGAAAAAAAGAGGTTTGAAGGTCAGGTAGGTCGAAGAAATTGGTCTCCCCCCAAAAATTATAAAAAAAGCGATGAAGAGATAAGGATTTTCATAGAAGCCGGAAGAGAACACAACAAAAATAAAACAAAAAATTGGTTTTCCGCTTTAAGCAAATACGGGAAATCCCATTCGGACAAGAGAGGGAGGACGAACTATAATGATTCTGAGGTCGCAGAAAAAGAATTAGAATCAATACTCTTTGTAATGGATGGAACCAAAGGAAATGTTAATCACGCGAAAGATATACTTCGCATTAGTCATAGATCCTTGATGAACAGGATGATTTTTTTTGAAGGAATTAATTGGAAAAAAAGATACCCAAATCCTCCCGCTAGAGACCCTGTTTATGATCCGGAGAAATTAGAGATGGGGAAGATTAAAGCCTTGGAGACAAGGAAAAAGAATGGGAACTTAATTCCGTCCAACCTAAAAGACCCCGAAGTTAGAAAGAAGATGCTAGAAACTCGAAAAAAGAATAACAAAATAAGGCTTTCTTTAAGGCTGGAGAAGCTAAAACCTAAATTAGAGGAAAGCTTAAAAAGGAATAATCACTTATTAAAATCTGTTGCAAAAGAATTCGGATTGGCGGTAAACACCCTAAGAAGAACAATGAATCAAATGGGTAGGGCTTATCCTGATTTTAAAAGAGATTTTTTGGATAGTGTTGATGAGATTAGGCTCGCCAATAGGTTGTCTGCGAGGAAAAGAAATAGAATTAAATATGCAAAAGAGATGAAAAGCTCAATATTGGAAGCCTATCATCAAAATAATAAAGTCGCCCTACAGGCGGCGAAGTATCTTAATATGCCAATTTCCAATTACGTTAGGTTATTTAAATTTATAAAAGAAAATGAAATCTAGATTTGATGATTTTTTAGTAGAGTATCAGGAAGACCTTAGGAAAATAGTAGGAAAGCATATTTCCCAAAATGCGAGTTCTACCGTTGATGATATGGTAGGTCAAGTTAATTTTAATTTAATAAAAACGAAACAAAAGTTTTTTGATAAATTAGGCTATGATTTCTCTAAGGCAGACTTCACTAAATGGGCATATGCGTATGCAAGGAATGTAACGAACTGGCAGGGCATAAAAGAATTTCATTATTCTAAAAATCTTGCTGACGGGACATATGAAACTGATGATGGGCAAGTTTCTTTGTTTGATTGGATATGCGATCAAATAGGAGTAGAGGAAGATGTTGCATTCTTTGATGAAGGTGCAAAACTGAAGGTTATTGTTGATATTATTAAAAAATATTCTCATATATTGACGGAAATTGAAAAGGATACCTTTGGAATGATGTTAAAAGGTAAGAGCGAAAAAGAAATAGCAACCAAACATTCAATAACTAGACAAGCAGTTAATATCTGCAAAATTAGAATTTTTGAAAAATTAAGACATCATTATAAAGGCATGACAGTTGAGGATGAGAATAAAAATGATATTTCAGAAGCAAATGAGTCGGCTAAATATTTGGCCGGGATTTTCAATAAGGCAGACAAATGCAGAATAAAACAAATAAAAAAAACTTCCCGACTTCCGAAAGAAATAAATTTAAATAAAAACCATTACGTTCCGGAATGATTGTTTCTTGGCATCGTTTAAATAACAAAGGGAAACTCCTTTTCGTATTGGTGTTTGTAAATTTGTCGGTTTCAATATTTTTTGGTCTAAATGATAGTATTTTATTCTTTTTTTCTTTTTTGATGGCTATGTATTGTTCATTATGCACTTTCCTCGAAAGATACCAAAAATGATCTTGACTTCCTTTCTGCATTTCTTTAACATTTATAGTAAATCAATCAAAGAGTGAAAATAGAAAAAATATTAATGCATGGATCGTTTGCATATGACGATGAAACTGCCGTCTTGTCAATTACTGACTCCGATGGCAATACAGTTAATTTAAATAAAATTTATTCATTTTCTTTGCATAGGTTTTTCACTAGAATTATGCAACGTAACTGGTTACGAGGAAAACCTCAAAAAAAGCCAACCCTTTTAAAAAAAGAACAAGAAAGTAAATCTCTTGCCAATAGAGACCAAGCGGAAATAAATTTCGTAGAATTGTCTGAGATTGCTAGGAATATCGATCCAAAAATCCAAAATGAACTATAATACTTCAAGATATAAAGCCGGTTTCGGGGCATCTCGCAACAATTTTTCTTTTAGGAAAACAAAAGGAGTCAGGAATTGTTTAGCTCACGGAGTTAGACTCAAAATCGGGTCGTTCCCCAAGAAAAAGGACTCAGAGCTTTCAATTAATAGGACGCCCAAAACATTATGTCGCAGATTAATTAATATTTTAAAGAGAACATATTTGTCTTCTGGCATTAATAAGGACGGAGAGACCGTGATTGACTCCCGGTGTATTGACCAAATCGAAAAAGAACTATCTTTTAATTTGCAAGATGTAAAAAGCGATAACAGAAAAATAATAAGAAAACGAATTACATATGGATTTTGGGTTAATATATTGAGTAACTGCAGAAAGATGGATTATGATGAATGCGTGGATTTTCTTATGAAAATTTATGAAAAATTAGATTCCAGTGGTTATTACGGCTCTATGACCGCATCCGTCGAAGCTTTGGAGTCGCTACATGTATCTTCTGAAGATTTTTCAAAATCAGCATAACTTATGAATCATAAAGAGAGAATTATTTGGACATTAACGATGGTTAATTTGCTTGTATTGTGCTTTTTTGGTGGCGTATATTTTTACAACTACCAAGAGAGCAGGATTAAGGATTTTCAATTTTTATTGAGAACTTACGATGCAGAAACTAATATATTAGAAGCTCAGTTGGCTGATGTGATTAATGAAACAGAAGTTAGGTCGTCACAAAGTTACCAAAAAGGCTTCGAGGATGGAAGGACACAAGCTGGAATAGCTTTCCTTTATGATGGTTCCTTGCAGGATTATGGAGATGGTTACCATGCGGCTCTTAGCCAATGGGGGAATGACAATCCTTTTATTGCGACAATGAGCGATGATGAAGCGGTGAGTTTGTTGATGGAAATTTTATCTAAAGATAATTCAAACGAAAAGGGTTTAAATGAAGTTAATCAATAGTGATACAAATAAAGAAATCAATTTTAGCAGGATAGAAGAAATATCAAGTTTTATAGAAGAAGTCTTGCTCTCAACAATGGAAGAAAATCCGGATTGGTGGGAATCTAGGGGTGACCCTATAAGCGATATATGTAGTTCTTTTTATATTGAAGGGGACGAATGTTCCTTGGGTGATTCTCGGTCTCAATTAGTGAATGACATTAGAACTTCTTTTTCCGAATCCATAGATTTTTAAATAAAATGAGCAAACAACAAAAAAAGACTGTGGGCAAATTAGAGTCCGGTAGTTATTTTCCTTCTAAAGCGAGTCAATATGAAAACTTTAAGAAATGGGAAAAGGATAATCCGGATTTCTTCGATAAGCTACCATATCACTCAGATCAAGTAGTCTATGCTTCTGAATCCAAGGAGTTCTTTTATGAAAGCACAAAATCTGTCGTTCCAGAGGGTGAGCTTATAGGGATTGATGTGGACGATGGCGACAATGTTAAATTGGTTTTATTTAAGGGGATTTATTGGAGTCCTCAAGAATGATTTTTTTTCAAAATCAAGGTTTACCCTTGCTTCTTCCTTGTTCGGAGGGGAAGTCAAAGCTTAATTCAAATAGGCATCTATACCAAATGAACGAAACAACGACATGTGGTCTTAAGAACGAAACTAGAGTTCTTTGATGAAATCCAAAGAGAAAAACAATAAGAATTTGAAAACCTTCAAGTTCGCAATTAAGCCAAACAAGGAGCAGGAAGAATATCTATATGATTGTTGCAGAGCTTCTCAATTAGTTAAGAATGAGTATATCTTTCTGGCTGAAGCGGACAATGAGGAAGAAAAAAAGCCTAATTTTACTGCTTATAATAGGAATATAACGAGATGGAGAACTTATGGTGAAGGATTTGAGGATAGGTATTTGGATGAAGAAGGAAACAATTGGGGTATTGAGCTTTTAAGAAAATGCCCCTCAAGAGATCTAAATCATATTGCTAATCAACTCAGAGGTAATTTCTTTACCAAGGGTGGTGGTTCTCGACTGAAACCTAAACCTTTGAGGTTGGCAAATAGTTTTCAAACTGATTCATATAAATTAGAAATAAATGAAGACAAGTTGAAGAAAAGCCATATTTTCTTATCTAACCCTGCAAACAGAGTGAAGCCTCATAAGGTCAAACTTATTATGCATCGTTCTCTTGATGGAAGAAAGCCCAAAATCGCAACTATTAAACATCAAGCCGGAAAATGGTATGTATGTATAGTTGGAGAATCCCAAACCATACAGAAGAAGGTTAAAATTAAAAAAACAATCGGTTTAGATTTTGGAATTAAGGATCATGTTACGGACAATAAGGGCAATACGTTCCATATTCCGACCTATAAAGATGTTGAAGCTCGTCAGGCTAGACTTAATCAGAAATTGGCTCTTTGCAAAAAGGGGTCAAAGAATTTTAGAAAAATAAAGTCTAAGATTGCAAGGCTAAAACATTATGAAGCAAATAAGAAAAAACATGCAAGACATGCCATTAGCCGTCAGATAGTTTCCGAAAATGATGGCATCGCCGTTGAAGATTTTGAAGTTAAGAAAATAGTAGAAAAGACAGAGGAAGATAAGAAAACATTAAGGCGAGTGAAGAAAGCCACAAACAAAAAACTTGTCGGCGGTGGGCTGGCAGAAATTATTTCACAAATTCAATATAAATCAGAGCTTGAGGGAAAAACCTGTAAGATGGTTGATCCTAAATATACCTCTATGACTTGTTCTTGTTGTGGTTTCATTAATAGAAACCTCACTCTAGACGAAAGGGAATGGGATTGCCCGGAATGTGGCACTCATCTTTTTCGAGACCCTAATGCCGCCGAGGTTGTACGCCAGAGGGCATTTGGCTAATTTGTTCTTTTACAGTTTGATGTTCTTCCATGTTCGGTGGGGAACTAAAAGCCCTTAGATTTTATCGAGGGGCATCTCCTTTCATATTAAGGGGTTAGGAGCTTCGGGTTTCCACTCCTTCAAATACGAAGGGGAGCGAAACGCATAGGAAATGCTGATGCAGTACTCCTCTGGTTTCCACTCCTTCAAATACGAAGGGGAGCGAAACTAATTGAGAGGCAATCCATTGCCAGTAATGGGTTTCCACTCCTTCAAATAAGGAGGGAGAACGAAACTACTTGATCAATTTCCAAAATATAGAGGATAACGAGACAACCCTTGTCGATTAATCTTGACTTTGTTTTTTATTTATTTATAATGAATGTACTAAGAACAGTTATGGGAGGCAAAAATAATGAATGAAAATAAAGACAGGTCAATATTTATTAAATGCGAATGCCAAGGAGAAGGGATGGGCATTGATTATGATGTAGAAGATCGCCTGTATTATTTTTCCTACTGGAGTTCCGGGCTTTCTAATCGACCTTTATCTTGGAGGGATAGGATTAGATACTGCTGGGAGGTATTGTCAAAAGGAAAAGCGTTTAATGATGAGTTGGTTTTTGGAGAAAAATCTGTAGATAAAATAATTGACTTCCTATTAGGGTATAAAAGATTGCCTAAAAAGAAGATGGAAAAGTTAATAGAAGTTATAGAAGAGAAATTGAAGAAAAAGAAATAAAATGAGATCTTCATATTTTCTACTTTGCTTGTTTTGTTCTTCTTGTTTTTCTGGTAGTAATTTTCCAGAAAACGCAATGATTGAAATAAATAGCATTCCTCCTCCTTTTGATATAAATGGAAGAAGGGCTTATGTTGTTTGGGTTAACGGCAAGAGGGTAGATTTAAATCAAAAAGAAATTGTTTATTTCGTTAATAAAATAGGAGCGGAGAATATTAAGCCTGTTTCCGCAGAAGATATTCATTTGGGATGGTTAATGCCTTACTATGGGAATGAATCAGAAGAAAATAGAAAACAATCAAGAGTTAAATAAATACCGTTTAGACTTATCAAAAGAGGAAGTAGTGAACTCTTATGTCCGCGAATGGGTTCTAGAGTGGGTGAAGGAATATCACCCGGAAGTATTTCAAAAGTCAGAAGAATTCATTTCCTCTTTATTGGAAGAAAAAATTGATAATTCTTAATTGTTTCTCATTATTTTCTTGACTCCTTTGAGTTCCTTAAGTATTGTAATAGTATTAACAATGAGATATGATACTGATTAACAATGAGTGATACAATAAAATATTACGAGTACAAGTTGACCTCAACTAACGATGAGGAAATAGATGCTTCAAAAAGATATTTCTTTCAGCCGAAAACCGCCAAAGAACATAACAAACAATATGTTTTGAATGATGCACCAAGACGATTGGTCAAGGTCAGAGGTGGAGAAGTTATGGTTAAGCCATCTTGGTGGAGTGGCAATTTAAGTGCAAGAAAATAATAATGGATTTAAAATCATACATGGTTGATGAAATTCTGGTCACTCCAGTTGATGGTCTTTGCCATGAAACTTTGGATCGAAGATGGGAGATCACCAGTCATCCTCACACCAAACACCTTGCGGAATTAACAGGTCAAACTGTTTACACCTCTACTAATTTAGAGGCATTGCGTAAACTTGGTTATGCAGTTTGCAATAATACTCTTGACCAATACGGCAATAAGGTTTACATTCACCACAATACTAGAACTTTTAAAGAAACCAAACAGAAGCGTAGTTATGAATAAAATCAAAAAAAATATGAGCATAGTAAGAATTAGCGTTCCTACTGAGTTGTCCAAGAAATGGATGAACTTAGCGAAAGAAAGGGGTGTTAGCAGGAATAAATATTTGCTTTCCATCCTTGAACCAGACCACTCCGGTTCTGATGATATTCCCCAAAATTCTAAAGAGGAGAGTTTCGATAGGTTTTGGCGAGACTATCCCTTAAAAAAGTCCAAGCAAAAAAGCAGGATGGCGTTTTTAAGATTGACCAAAAAAGAAATAGATGATATTTTTTCTGTATTAGAAGATCATTTAGAATTTTGGGGTGGGCAAGAGAGGAGATTCATTCCTCATGCAAGTTCATGGTTAAATGCCAAACGATGGGAAGACGAGATAGATAATGAAGAAAAATTTACTAGCAAGGAGGAAATGTCATGGGGTTAGATCAATACGCATATAGGAGATTGCCAGATGAAGATAGTGAGAGCAACATAACTATCTCCGAATGGAGAAAACACAACCGGCTTCAAGGTTGGATGGAACAACTTTGGGAGGACAAGGGCAGACCTAACTTCGAGGAAGCTGATTCTCAAGCAATGGGAGATTTCAATTGCGTTGAGTTGGAGATTACTTTGTCAGACCTTGAGCAACTTGAGGCTCATGTATCAAACAAGACTATGCCCGAAACAGGTGGGTTCTTTTTTGGAGATGATTCTTTCGATTGGGAAAACGAAGATGGCAAGCCTTATGAGGGTAATAACTATTTCCACAAGGAAACTGACCTAGAGTTCATCAGAGAGGCAAGAGAAGCAATTACTGATGGGCAAAAGGTTTACTATAATTCTTGGTGGTAAAAAGTTATTTCCAAAACCAAAAAATATTATGAAAATAGATCATATTACAATATCAGAACATCACTTAAAATTGGATGGAGACCCCTTTAGAGCCAAGATCATAGCAGAAGGAGTGTCGGAATATATGGAGAAGCACAACTTAGAAGATACTACTTTGAGCGATTTTTGTTATAATATAGATGCAAGATACCAATCTTTTCATTCTCTAGATCAGGATAATTGGGGCTTTTGCGAATCAGATTCGGCAGTAATTCATGGAGCATTTTAATTGGAATGAAAAAAGAAGATCAGGTTGAATTGTTGTGGAATACTTTTGATTTTTATGCAAATAATATTAAAACCCTTGAAGGGGAGTATGAATTCTTGTGCGGTAGAACCCAACAATATTTTATTCAGCCTGTTATTGATAGTTTTATATTAATGCAAAAAGACCCGGAATTTTCTAAGTCTCTCCCTTTAGAACAAATTAAGGAGATAGAAAGTTTATTGGGCGAATACGATGAGGGAAATACTCCCGTAAATAAGGAAGAATTAATTTCTAGCATTAACAAGATAAGTGATAATCTCTTGGAATTTTATAAAAAGCATATTAATGTCATAGGGGAAATATTGGACTTCTATTCAGAAAACCCTTATAGCATTCCAAAGAATAGAAGAATTAAGAGAAAACCTTTACATTCATTAAAGAAAAGCATTTTAAAGTTGCTCCACAAGCACAAACATAACAAAGAAAAAATGATATTAAGTATAGGAGAATATCTAGATAATGAATAATTCGGATTTCATAAAGATTACAGACAATATTGGAGAAATTTATTATATAAATAAAAATAATATTGCATATTTAAAGCAAAATTGTCCAGATAATTCCTCAAAATCAATTTTTAAAATTGTATTAAAAAATGACAAACATATAATAATCCCTGACTTTAATTCTTTTTCTTTGGTTCGGGATGAATTATTTGGTAATGGTATTTAATGTGTAATGTAGTTGGTGAACATACAACTTCATTATGACGCCATTCAAGAAGGAATAACTAGAGCTAGGCTTATTCGCCAAGACCTAAAAAGACATCCCACGGAATATTACCCAGAAAAGGTTAGGGGCTTAAATAAGGCGTATATTTCTACGATCAAAGAAATCATCCGGCAGGGAGATTTATATATTGATTTATGCGAAGACATTTCTTCGGGGTTAGAAATTTCCGTAACGATTGAGAATTACAGGTCTTTTCTATATACATTAAATCGTGATGACCCTTCGTGATTTAATCAAGGAATGCAGGTATAAGCCAGTATTTAATATTTTATACAAAGAATACTACAAGGAGGAATCTCTTTCAAAAATTCAATCTATAGATTTTTTATGTTTGAATATATGGAATAATTTAATATCAAAATCTTTTGAGCCAAATAAAGATGCTAGGATTATAATTTTAATAAAAAAAGAACAGGAAATAAATATATCTTTTTATTCCAATATCACTAAAAACGAAATCATTTCTAATTTTGATTCTTTGGGAAAGTTGATGGATGCCGGTATCGAGGTGGCATACGAAAGCCCTTGTAATAATAATTTTAAGTTAGAGAATGATAAAATGCTTGCTCATATTTTTCGTGAAATAATTTCCCGTTATCATCCTGAAATTTTGCCTTGACATTCAATATAGACCTTTTACAATAATGCGATAATGAACGAAAACAATGAACGAGAATCTATTTCTAATACATTCAAAAGAACAATGATTGGAAATAAACCTTGGGGTCATTACGAAGTCTTATTAGACGAAGAATACTGTAAGGTAAAAATAATATGCGTAAAACCGAAACAAAGGCTCAGTTATCAATATCATAACAAACGCCGAGAAGCTTGGACTGTAGTAAAGGGAGTGGCAAAGGTTACATTAAATGATGTAACAAGAAATTACCATGAAGGAGAGACTGTGCTGATAGCTCTTGGCGATAAGCATCGGATGGCTAATCCAAGCACTAGTAGTGACATGATTCTTATAGAAGTTCAAACAGGGTCTTACTTTGGCGAGGATGATATTACAAGAATAGAAGATGATTATGAAAGGTCTTAGGCTTTAGTTTAGGGTGTATTAAAAGAGAGCGATTAATTAATACTCTCAACATGAAAAATAAAGACTTAGAAATACACGAATTAAAAAAACAAATAAACGAGCTATATGTGCTTATAGACACATTACAAACCAACCTTAAATCTACCGCATCTGCCTTGCCGAAGGACAAAAAGAGCAGTATAACAGAGGTTCGGAGTTACAAATGGTGCATAAATTGGAAACCGGGGGATGAATCTACATAACTCAATAATCTCTGATCCTTTTTTTTATGTTGCAGTTGTAGTGTTTCTATGCTTTACTTATGATATAATTTGTAGTTTATGGAAGAAATGAATTTATATAATATCCCCTCCCACCCTCAAAGCCCTCAGAGAGTTAATGCGATTATTGAGATACCGAAAGATACTAATGTAAAATATGAATATAGCTCCGAACTAGGAGTTTTTACTTATGATAGAAGTCTGCTGAGCGCTATGGTCTACCCTGCGAGTTATGGTTTTATACCTCAAACCTTAGCAGAAGACGGAGACGCGCTAGATGTTATGATATATAATGCGACACCAATAAATACAGGAACTTTAGTGGAGTCCAGAGTTATTGGCGTCCTTGATATGGAGGACGAGGGCTTTAAAGATTACAAGATATTAGCCACTCCAATTTCTCATATTAAAGAATATAGGTCATTAGCTGACATTGATCCTAACTTTTTAAAAATATGCCAAAACTTTTTTGCTCACTATAAGGATTTAAATAATAAAACAGTAGAAGTATTTGACTGGCATGAGGCTAATGTGGCTAAAGAAATTGTAAAATCGAACCAAAAATAAAGAGTATCCTATGTATGATGACGGAGTATCCAACGAGTTTGAAGAGGCTCACCAAAAAGGTTTGCGCCGAGGTTTTGACTTAGGTTGGTCTTATAAAGGTAGGTTTGATAGGGAAATTATTTCCCAAGCTATTGAAAGATACAAAGAAAGACAAGGCAAATTAAGAACTCAAGGTAAGATGTATCATGCCTATCAGTTCAAGATAACCGCTTTGACCGAAATATCCCAAGAGCTTGAAAGTCATTTATCTAATAGAGAAAACACAACCATCAATAGTTGGTAGCTTAATTAAAGTATGAAATATTTATCTTCTAAATATAGCCTTTATAGAGGAAAACTCCTTTCCCAAGAGACCTGTAAACGTTTTTTTAAGTTTGCTTCTTTGCCTGAGCTTAAAGTTTGCAAGGCGCTAGGATTCGTCTTAACTATTTTATTTTGATTAAGTATTCTTAAATAAAAAGCTTGACGCGCCACTTATTATATAATATAGTGGTATTATGTTGAGTGAAATTCCAGTTATTGGTGGAAATCTTTTAGACTTTCCCACCCATTGTACAACCGATCCGGATACCTTTCTTGGTATAAATAATATTGCACACTCTTGTAACTGTCAGAATGTTATGGGTGCAGGTATCGCCAAGCAAATAAAGGATCGCTATCCTCAAGCCTTTGAAGCGGATGCAGAGCGTTGGAGCAATGAATACAATGATGGCGGGAATTGGAGATGCCAAATAGGAGATTATTCTAAAGCGGTGATAGAGACTCAATGGACTCATTTGCCTCATGCAACCATCTATAATCTCTACACCCAATCGGGATATTCAACAAAGGAGAGGCAAGTCAACTATGAATATTTCTGGAAAGCATTGAAAGCAATGCAAGAAGACTTGCTTTTCAACCAACATGAGCTTAATATCCGACAAGTGGTAGGCTTGCCTTACGGCATCTCCTGTGGGCTTGCAGGAGGCAACTGGAAGATAATAAAAGCGATAATAGAAGATATTTTCCTTGACTCTATGATTGAATGCTATATAGTGAAATATGATGATCTAGGGAAAGATTCTCCTGCTGATTGGCAAAAGTCATCCTTTGAAAGAGTAATATAAAATGAAAAACAGACATGATTTAGAAGAAGCGATAGGGCAGATGGCTCAATTTCCGAATGATATTGATACAGTTATTTATGCCGTTGGAGATGCTCCCGAACCTGCAACAGAAGATGAGTTGTTGAATATGCTTATCGGGATGAAGCAATTACATGAGACTAGATACCAAAAAATGTGGTCTACCTTTGAGGAGTTAATAAAACAAGGGAATTTAAAATGAAAGTTCATTCTATAGTTGAAATACTAGAGAATTCAGGGGGTGAACTATGCTTTGAGTTGCATAGTGATCTTCTTGAATCTATAGGTTGTAAAAAAGGAGATAATCTTAAGTTTATTGACAATAAAAATGGTAGCTTCACGATAAAGAAAGATCTGAAATCGAAATATTCAACTATTGAACTTGACTTTAGTGATGATGAGCTTTTAAGATATATGACATACGCCCATGAAAAGGGTATAACCTTTAATGAATTAGTAGAAGAGTCCGTGAAAGATTTTTTGATTAAATCAGATTTTGAAAAGGAGTGCGGATGAAAAAAAGCAAGAAAAACAAAACCCCTAGACTCTATGATTTTCGGATAAAGTATAGTTCCGAAGATTCTATCATGACCAATTATCATTACTATAATTGCGAATCAGCAGAGCAAGCATTGGAATTTCAGAAAGAAATGATTGAACATAAAAATTGGGATATAGAATTAATTTCTATAGAAAGAAAAAATCCGTATTCCGATGATTGGGAAGACTTTAGCGAAGTTATCAATAGTGCAGAAGTACATCGTGGCGAATAGTTTATGTGGATTATATCGTTGCATTTTGCATAGGTTATTATATTGGAATAAAAATTTACGAATGGATTTTTGAAAATGACGAAATACAAAGACACCCTAATAAGCGATGATGGCGTTCCTAGATGCCCTGTAACAAATAGAACCGACTTCATTGACGATTGCTACATTAATATTCAATTTGGTTATGGTAGCGACAAAGATATGTGGACTTATGATTTCGGGGCAGTTCACGATATTGTGGGAAAGAAGGTTTTGGAAACCATTCAATCCTTAATGCCCGAAGGTAGGTCTGTAGAAGACTTCGGAGAGGATACTCTAGCAGGGTGCGAGGAGAAGACTCAAGAAGAATGGGATAATTATACTGACGAAGAGAGAGAACAAAAGAAAAAGGAATGGGGGATAATATAATAATGTTACTAAAATTAAAGAATGAAGAAAAATTAAAGATCATTGATGAGGCTTTAACTCATATTAAAATGGTTGAGACTGATCCTGACATTGAGTTTGACCATACAGACCCTTATGACGCTTGGTTGGCTTTCAATGATCGTGTTGACATTAATGTAAGCGAGGCTAATTTCGGCAATGATGAGTGGAGGGAAGAAGACGAGCCAATGGAGTGGAACTGCTCCGCTTATGCGGTTGAATTAGATGATAAGGAGTTTGCGAGAATCAATACTGACCACATGGTTAGTTTGTTTACTTATAAAAATGGAGATGTGAAATTCCATGACTGATATATATATTTTTTCAGTTCCCGCCACTTACATTTATGAGGTCGAGGCTAAATCAGAAGATGAAGCCAGAGCCATTCTTGAAGAAGAAGGTGGAACAGCAATAGATGGTAATCTTTGCGAAATGACTCATAAAGATTATCTAAATGCAGAATTAGAAGAAAAAATTACGAAATAAACTTGACTTCTCTTACTTTATGTAAGATAATATAAGAATAATGGCAATTACGCCAATTTTAAAACAAAATATAATTAATTATGAGCGATACAAATGCAATGAGTAACAACTCAGAATCGTCTGCGATTCTTAAATCAGTAGAGAACTGTCTTAATGAAACATTAAGTACCGATGAACAGTCAAGGTTTTCAAATAAAGTGGTGACTGCCATTTTGGAAGCCGAAGCATCAGAAAGAATTCGTAATTTCGACACGACAGACTTGGAAGGAAATCCTTTCGCTTCATGTGTATACTTGTCTTGCGTAAATTACATTTTCACAACAAGTTCCCATGATATTCATCTGCTTGAGAGGCTTGTGAGTACCGATGCCTCAGAAGGGGGATGGAATATTAGTAATAGACCATTGAATATGGCTTATGTTGCCAAATATGCCAAAGATATGTATGATGGCAACTGGGAATCCAGCGTCAGTTCTGGAGATTTTGAAGAAGATGGAACTCTGGCTGATATGCAACATAGGGGAGAAGGGGCTTTAAGGGCTTTAAAGAGGGCTTTAAAGAATAATAAAGACCTCAAAATTCCAGTTGAATTTAAATTGGGTGTTTCGTCTGACCATAAGGTTCAAATTGATACAGGAAGAAAGAGAACCTTTAATCATATCAATTCTCTTGATGGTGTTTGTTCCGATAGGGAAGTGAATGAAATTGCGGAAAATTTAGCCAAAGTAGAATTAGCCAGAGAAAGAAATTGCAAAAAGACAGGAAAGGTTTCTATTCAATGGGGGAAGGGTGTTTCCACTTCTTCTTCACGATTGGCTTATAATAAGTATGAATCCCAAATCAAGTATGTCGCTAGTGTTTTGCCCGATTCGGAAACACACCCTAAGAATCATAGGTCGCTATCCAGAAAAGGGATGTCTTGTGCTTTTGTAGAACTCCTCAAATTGTATCCAGATGAAGCTAAAAATTTACTCTTGGAAACTACTAAGGAAAAAGAAAAGGCAGACTTTAATAATCTCGCATTGGCTCTTTATAATGCTCCGGTTGTAGATAGTGGTACGGGTCAGAAAAAGCAGGACTACCATCTTGTGCGAAAGCACTTTTTCGAGACCTACGATAAAATCGAACTAATTGAGAAGTATAGCTGAGAAAGGGAATTTGTTAAAGCCTCCCGATTCTTCTATCGGGAGGCTTTACGACCCTTAATACTAGACTTAAGATTATCTTATGGAAAAGAAAGAAAAGAAAGTTTCTCCTCCTAGCAAAAAAGAATCGGGGAATAAAAAAGAATCGGGTAGCAAGAAAACTGCATCAAGAAATGGCAAGGGAGATTCCCCCCGGAATATATCTCTTGTTTTTAAAAAAAATTACGATAAAATAAATTGGGAAAAATGAAAATATCAATAACACACTATGGCAATACAACCTCTTACGAGACAGAGAGGGACGATCAAGACATCGCAGAGATGGTCAGCATCATTAAAGGTATGATGGTCTCCGTTGGATTCCACCCTAGTTCCGTTGACGATTACTTTGTGGGTGCTGAAGGGGAGTGGTTTCCAGATTTAGAAGAAAAAACCGAAATGATGTCGGCAGAAACCCCTACAAAGGACAATCGAGATGATTATTACTATAGAAGCTCGAAAGGGAAAGTATCAGAAAATTCTGACGGAAGTCTAATTATAACAGAATTCGAGGATTAAGATGTGGAATTATAGGATAATCAAAGATGGTGATACTTATGGTTTACACGAAGTCTTCTATAATGAAAAAGGCGAAATAGCCCTTCATTCTGAAAACCCCGATGTTATCGGAGAAAGCGTAGATGAGATCACTAAATCCCTAGAACTTATGCTTGGTGACGCAAAGAAACATCAAGGCTCAAATAAAATGGATAACATCTTGGTTTTAGAAAAAGACAAAATAGAGTTCAAAGATTTGTTTGACCCTAATGAAAAGTTGGAGTCTATTGACATAGACGACTTAGATAAATTGTTAGATGAATAAAATATCAATCACTTCATGAAAAAGTTATATAAAAATTGGTTTATTCACAATATGGTTGCTCATCCTTTGAGCGAAATTGTTTATTGGATAGTTCGTCCTCTTGGGCTAAAGAAAGCCGAAGATGCTTCGGGATATGTCCATGATGGAACTATACCCGAATCCGAAAAAGCTAGAGTATTAGGCAGAGGATGAAAGACTTGTCAAATAAGTTAAAAAGATCGAAGACTCATAAGTTTCGTTGGAGTGCCAGAGATGCCGGTCATCGTTTATACCTTTGCAGTTCTCGCCCCAACCTCCACAACTCAAGAGGAATAAAAAAAGAGAGGGGCAAAGCTATCACTTTGCTTGATCGGAATACCTCTACTTTTGCATACAGAGACTTGCCAAATGGCAGGTATTACGAGTATTATATTCAAACCGCTTGTTTGGAAAATAAACAAGTAAAAACTATTTATTATTATTATGCCCAAGGCGAAGATGATGGAGTGGGGGTTGACCTTCTTGAAGACCTAGAGGGCAGACTTATCATGTCAACTAATTATTATTTTGATGTCAAAGGGGGTAAGGTTGCAGATCATACTAAAAAGGAAAAACCATCATGCTCCAAAATCAAGGGTAACGAAGGAACTTCATGGTCAAAAAACAAGGAAGCTACTTACATAAAGGGCGCTAATCATAAAATAATGAAGTTTTATGCAAAAAAATTACATAATGGTAAAATAAGCAAAAGGCTTTTCGCTCATTGTATTGGAGTTCGCACAAGGTGCGACAACATAGCTCAAAATTTTCCTTTTAAAATAAAAGATAGGCTTTGTGATGTCTACTCTCTTTACCATGATTATCATCCTTTCCAACCTCCCGAAGTAAAAGTTAAGAGGGCAGAAGAAATAGCTTTAGAAGAAATAAAAGAATGGAACGATCAAGTTGATTTCGCACTTGAAATGTCTAAATAATAAATATTAACCTATAATACAATGCCGAACTGGACACATAACATAGTAAGATTTGAAGGGTCTAAAAACAAAATAAAAGAACTCAAAAAGAAATTTGAATCCAAAGATAATGTTTTTGATTTTAATAAAATCATTCCTATGCCTCCTAATTCAAAAGACTTTAAGGCTACAGGAAATATTAGTTCCGAACAACTAGACAGTATTAATAATTGGTATCGTTGGAGTTCAGACAATTGGGGTACTAAATGGAATTCCGTAAGATCGGAAATAAGTTCTGAGTCCGGCAATCACATTGAATATATTTTTGATACCGCTTGGGACGCTCCTAGACCTATCGCCAAGGCAATCCGGGAGTTCTCTATTGATTTAACAACTTCAGATGATTCGGAGCAAGAGTCGGGAGTAAGTTGGTCTTGTATGCACGAATTTGAGGAAGAACCGGAAATCTTGATTTAAAGTTTTTTCTTGACATTTAAGTTTCTTGGGCTTACTGTATAGATATTAAGGATATAAAATATGGAAAAATTTGATTTAGGAGATTGTTCCTTCCAGAGAGGGAATCTTTCAGAAATTCTTGCGGTTGCCTTGATGGAGGCTAATTTAGATTGGATTAAAGACTACAAGACTAATGGGTCAAGAAAAGATGTTCCGATGGAGGAAATTCTTTTCCATGACGATTCAACTACAGTTCCGGGGTATTTAATATACGGAAAAAAAACATATAAAAACAGATTCGGAGCTACAGGTTCTTTAAAAAACCCTTGGATTTTAACCCTTGGATTGTTTATAGATGGGTTAAAACAATTAAAATCAAAAGACTTTAAAAGATATTTTAAATTTGTCTTAAATAAGTGGAATGAAGAGGATGCAAATATATTGCTTCAATATTGTTTGTTTGGGGGACGAGTATTTCCGGATTCTGAAAATGAAAAAATTTGAAGACTTAAAGTTTTCCCTCGATAGTCGCAAAGAAGGGTTTGTGGCAAAACTTAGTCTAGGCAGAAATCGTACAATATCCGTCATTTCACGCCAAGAAGGGGGTACTAATGACTTTGGAGGCAAAATCGAAGATGATACTTACGAGGTTGCAATTATTGGTGATAATGATAATTTCTTTGCTTTAACTAAAGAGGATGATGTTGGTAGATGGTTCTCCCGTAAAGATGTAGAAGATTTAATGACGAAAGCTCAATCTAAAGGTTTTGCCAAATATTGTAATGAAAATAAAAAAGCTAGAGAGGAAATGTGGAAGATTGATGACGATGGATATACGCCTTTTTAATTAAAACAAAAAAAAGCCTTGACAATTCCGGGGAAAGGTTTTAATGTTATGGCATTATGAATAAAAAAATAAAAAAGAAAACATTCGATAAGGTTGTCAATCTTTTGCATGATCTTTTTGAACAGGCAGACCAAGACACGCCTTCGGAATATCGCTCTCGTCATTTTAGAGATACCATGACAGATGTGGAAGAAATGCTTATTAAATTAGGAGAAAGAATAAAGAATGACTGATTGCGAGATGTATTACAATATGGATTACGATTGGGATTTAAGCAAAAAGAACAGTTATATTTTTAGCGTTCCTGCGACTTATGTTTATCAGATAGATGCGGATACGGAAGAAGAAGCAAGAGAAATTTTAGAGGAGAGAGGAGGGGCAGATATTCTTGGGGATTTAGATATGAGTTCTCAAGACTATCGCAAGGCTACCCTCAAAGAAACTTGGGAGAGCGCTAAATGAACAAAATACTTTTTACAGTTATGACCTTTGGGGTAGGATGTTCGTCAAATAAAAGTGTTGACACGCTTCATAACTACCCTATGATGGGAGATGATTGCCCGATTACCGCCGAGAGAGCCATCGAGAACGAAGAGTATCTAAAAGCTCAAGCTAAAGCACTAAATATAAGGTATGTGGACTACTTGCATTTAATAACCAAAAAGAAAATAGAATCAAAAATAGAAGTGGGGTTAAAATAATGAGCGGAGAAGGATTATCAGTAAGTTTTAGAAGGACACCAGAGACTACAAAGTCTAACGAGCAACTCCTTAGAGAGTTTCAAAAGATTATCTATGCGAGTCCTGTCACAAAGCAAATGAAGCGGTACGGCAACGATCATAGCGTTGAGATGATGGAGCATGGTGACGAAGAATTAGCGAAGTGGCAACGAGAAGCAGTTGCTATCAAAGATACTTTTAAATTCACCATTAGCGTTTATGAGTCTTGGCATGAAGATGCCGACCTCTACGAGTCACATGATATAGAAGATAGTTTCGTGTCTCTCGCTAGAAAGTTTGCGGAAGATAATGCCGTGTTGTATTTCTCAGAAGGGTATCCTGCCGAATGGATTGAACAAGAAGTAATAGACGGAGAAAAGAATTGGAATCACTTCGTTGTTTACGCCAATGATAAAAATATTGACAAGATATGCAAAGTATGGCATGATTATGGTCTAGCTCAAATTAAAGATGACTCTAAAGAGATTTGGTATAAAGCAAGAAATAAAATTAAAGAATTGATGGAGCATCACGACAATTATGATTACTCGATCTAAAAATTAAATATATGATGTTTAACAAAGAAGTTTGGAATAAAAATGTATCTAGGTACAACCTAATAGATCATAAAACTAAAAAAGTTTTAAGTTCTAAATATATCACTTATGAAGATGCCGGGGTCTTGAATCGTTTCTATGCGTCTCAAAAAAAGGGCGAAGATTGGGTGGAGGCTGACTGGAAGCAAGATTCCAAAAAGACATCTAAGAAAAGAAAGAAAACTTAAATTTGTAATATGAGTTTTTCGGATATACTTATAGCAAATAGCGTAGGGATGGGAATTGTATTGGTAATATTATTTTGTGCAATACTCTTCACCTCATTTAAGTGAGTGAACCATTAGATGCCAAATACGAACTATTTAAAGAGATAGGAGTTCCCTTTAGTGGCATGAGTGATACAGAAGAAGACCTAGAATTCCCTAACGCCAAACACTTGGTCGAATTAGATTGTAGAGTATCGAATCCCAGATTGTGGGAAAAGTATATTGCAATGAAAAAACAATCAAATAAAGATTTCTATGTACCCGATGGTTGGTTTGCCTCTGAAGATTTCATTAAAGCGATTTATCCAGAATTAGTTCTTGACATCAAATAACTATTCGCATATAGTGAATACATGAAAACATACGAGATAGCATGGGTCAAAAACTACCATGCAACAGGTACAGAACTCATTAAAGCTGAAAGCGAAGATGAGGCATTAAAGATTGCTGAAAATAACATAGGAGACTATGAGGGTAGCATGGAATATGACCCCGACAATCCTCCTTGGGTAGAGTCTTGGGGGGAACAGGAGTAAACGATATGGGAGGGTTTGACAATAAGACATCAAGAGAGTTTTCAAAGGGTACAGGCAAGCACCGGTCTCAAAGAATGAATTTGTATAAAGAATGGGTGCGATTAGGACTTGACAAAAAGATGACTTTCCTTCAGTATTGTAAGAATAACAAAAAAAAGAAAAAGAAATGAGAGCGGTAAACACAGAGACCTTAGAGCATGATGGCAGTCACTTAACTATCAGAAATGATTTAGTGGCAGATGACTTGGGAGTGCCTGTTCATTTTCTTGATTACAAAGAGGATGTTCATGTATTCCAAACAGACACTCTAAATATAGACTGCATATTCTCTACCGATGGTGAGGAATTGTATGAAGGTATGGGTATTATAGTAAGGATTACCGATCCTACTAAAGAAGATAAATATGGAGAACCTTGGAAAGATAGAATGGCATTTGCTTATTCGATAGATTTTGATTGGAATTAATTATGAGTACAATAGCAGGAATAATCAGACAAACTTTAAATAACCCATATAGAATTATGAAAACGCATGGAGAATTAGTAGAAGAATTATGTTCAATAAGAAAGAATTGGAAACGCGAAGATTTTATAGAGTCTTATGAAGACGAATGGGTTTGCATACCGGAAAGGCTTTCGGAGTGTTCTCAAGTAATGGAAGAATATATTTATAACACTTATGATACAGATTATATTAAAGAGGTTATAGAAAACGAAAAGTGCCATGAAGGTTAAACTAGGAATAAGAGGTAGTTCAGATGCAGTAAATGCAATCATTATTAAACTTGATGATCTTATGCTTGTAACTGCTGATAATTTATTTCTTAGTGGGCAAGAGAGTAGGACTAATACAGGGAAAAGTCTAGTATCATTACTTGAGTCCCTGTCTTGCGTTGACAATCAAATAGAAATAGGGGAAACCTTAATTCCCATGATAGAATCCGAATTACATATAGAAGAAGGAACTTTAAATAAATTTATCATAGAGAAGGAACAAATAACATGAGTGGAAGTGACTACAATGCAGGTTATGAGGATGGGGTTCGCAATGAACGACAAGCACAAATATACACAAATGAAAATAAGAAATACGGAGCAGAAGAATTAGGCGTAATAAACCCAAAGAGTATTCGTGCAAATACTCCCGATTGGCAAGAAGGTTATCAACAAGGGCTTATTAAGTCAATATCCTTGATTGGTCATTTACAACAAGCAATCGTCCCCAAGAATGCTCGCATTCAAGATTTAATAATAGATAGAAGGCTTGAGTGGAAAAAACTCGAAGAAGCAATAGAATTAATTGCAGAAGAAATAGAGGCAAATAATAATGAATATTAAACCTCATGGGAGTGATGGGGAGGACTTTATCCTATCGGGCAAACACGCATGGATTACAGTCGGCAATCTTTCGGTAAAAATTAATAATTCAACTGATACTATGTCAATCAGAGTATGGGAACTTGGTGATGAGTTTAATGATCCTGTTGATGAAATGATAGTATATCAGCCGGTTGAAATGAAAATAGTCGGCAAAAAATAGTCAAGACCAGATGGACAACGAAAACAAATAGAACGAAAGAATAAACAAATATGGAGGATGAAGAAAAGAAATTGCTTGACCTTTCTCAGCAAATAATAAAGACTGTAGGTTCGCCAGATTTTATTATGGAAGAAGATTTGAATGAGGAATTAGTAACGATGTATGATTCTATTTTATTTTTTATGAATCAAAAAGATTACAAGAAGGCTATAGAGGAAGCTAATAATGTTCTAAAAAAAATCAATGAAGGAAATAATACTAAAAGTTTTGAATAAATATTCTCTCTCTGAAGATTCTACAGACTTAATCTTAAATGAATTAGAAACGGAGTTAAATAAATATTTCTTAGATATTGTAGAAAGAATCATTTGTAGCAACAGGGACTAGAATGGACGCAAGAGATGAAGACCTTGAGGATTGGGTCAAATATGAACCGGAAATAGATAAAGACATTAAGAGTCTTAGTGCTATTGTGGAATCGGATTTATGTTCTGGATTCTTCAATGAAGAGGAATTATCAATGATTCAAGAGAAAATGGCTTCTCTTTTATCTCAGACGGAATTCTGGCTTAAAAGGAATGATGCTAAAAGATTCTGTTATGATTTGAAGAAATTTTTATCTTGGTTACGTAATTACGTGGAAGAAATACAAAATGATTTTTAATAAATAAATACTTGACGAGTTGCCATGATCCCTCTAATATGTTGGGATAATGAATGCTGAATTAAAAGTCGGGTGGAACAAATTAAAAGGGGGCAGTTATGCACTACTTCTCCCCAATCGCAAAAAAGAATTGATCCCCTACTCTAAATATGGGATGAAAAATGGGCAAAAATATTATCAAATATTAATGAACCCACATCTTCCCTCGTCACAATCTGTTTATTACAAGACGAAAAACCTTGACAAAGCGAAGGAAGTTAAGTTAAGATTGGTGCATAGGAAGTACAAAAAAGTTTTAGATTTTATAGAGGAAATAACATGAAAAAATACAGAGTCGGATTATACGAGGAAATCGCAGGTTGCATTGATATTGAAGCAGAGAGTGCTGAAAAAGCGGAAGAGATTGGGGCAGAATTGCTTAATGAATATGGTTGTGATAAACTTTTCTACCCCGAATGGAATGCGGAGGCTTCCTACGAAAGTTTAGCCAAATATCATGGCAACCAGAAGCATGGAGACAGAGCGGTAGTATATTGTGGGAAATTAAATGATTAAAAAATTTCAAATGGAAATCGTAGAGAAACTTCGTGGAACTATTCAAGTTCAAGCAGAAGATGAGGCTCAAGCGTATTACATAGCGAAAAGAATGCTTGCTGAAAATGGTGGCGATAGATTGTTTTATCCTGTAAGCGGAGTGGACGACCATCTTTACTCGTATAAAGGCGACCTTTGGAGTGCCACACAATCAGTAGAAGAATGTAAGGAAATATTATGATTGAAGAAAAAAGAGAAGATGTTTACCAAGAAATAATGGCTAGACGAAAGAAACGCCTTGAAGAACTCAAGGATTCTATTGTAGCATCCAATGAGATGGCAATGCTAGTCGATGGTCACGATGACGCTTTAGCGGGTTACGACACTCAAGGCAGGGCAATCTACTTTGTCGATGCAATTATTGGGACTCTTATGCAAAGAGATGGCATGACCTACGAGGAGGCTTATGAATTTTTTGATTTCAATATTGCAGGTGCTTATGTAGGTGAATATACGCCAATTTATATGTACGAGGAATAAATAATGACTACCAAAGAAGCATTTGATATTGTGTTGCAGAGAGTCGAAATAGATATTGATGAATATTTTGATAATTGGCATCATACGGAAGGGAAGTGCGAAAGCCCTTATCTTGACAAACTCAAGGAAGCGTTTGAGATTGTATTAGATTACAAAAACGATTTAATTAGAAGGTAAATAATAACAATGAGCGAAGATTACACCATTACAGTTCCCTTTGATGAGCAAGAGCTTCAAGCAATGCTCCATGAGGACAAGTCGTTTGAGTGGGTTTTTCCTGCCGAAGAAAACGAGTATGTACAAATAACCATTAAATTATTTAAAGAAGATCAATGAAAAATTATTATAAAGTACCATGTTCGTGGGAGTTGTATGGTCATGCAGAAGTAGAAGCAGATTCGTGGGATGAGGCTATTGAGATAGCAGAGAGTTCTGAATGTTCATTACCGGAAGGAGAATACATAGAGGGATCATTTCAAGTTGACCATTCAATAATAGAGGAGGAGATAGAAAATCCAAAAACTTTTGATCTGGTGTCAAAAATTCTTGACAAGTCCGAGAACTGATAATAGAGTGATAGTATGAAAAGAATAGAAATGATAGATAGTTCGACCTCTAAGGAAGAAATAATTAAAAAAAATACTTGTGGAAAAACAATTAGCGATGACAGGAATCGCAAAGTTAAATTTGTTTGGAATGTCGATTCCCAAAAAATGCTTGAGTATTGCCTTGAGGTGGATAGACAAAATAGAAGGCAAGACCCTAGTATAGAAGGAGCATCATATTACATTGGAATGAACTTAGGTAAGCTAAGGGAAATCTATGAAGACTATAATGGTCTTAAAGAACTTTCTACTGATGCTTTGCTTTCTCATGGGTATTACAAATTAGAGGTTATATAAATATGTATGATAATAAAATGAATTCAGATAAACATAAATCGTTGGAAAAGGAAGTTGTTTGGTCTAAAGGGAGAACAAATGAAGAAATTAAGAAACAAACCTCTTGGTCTAGCTCAAAAGATTGGAGTGGCTTGAGCGGATTCAGTATCAAGGCTTTTGATTTTAGTGATTTCGTTGGAGTTACTGCGATTACAAGTCATGGGTTGAGTCATAATAAATTCTTTCAGATTCCGGTTGACAATATCCGAGAAGTGTGCGATATTCTTATGGAAGCAGAAAAAATGATGAAAAAATAATAGAGGAAAATTCAAAATGGAAATAATAGGAAAGAAAATAGTTAAGATCAGATATATGAATCAATCAGAATGTGATCGAGAAGGTTGGTATCAAAATCCAAATTCCCCGATTTTAGTTCTTGAACTTGATTGCGGAGGAACGCTATTCCCTAGTTGCGATTATGAAGGTAATGGAGGAGGGGTAATATTTGGTGCTTCCAAGACCGGAGAGACTTTATTCGTGGATGTTACTGGAAGAAAGAAAGCGAAAAAGACTGTTGATACTTCCCAAATGGATAACAATGAATTCGGTAAATTTATTAGGGGAGAATGCGTATGAAAAAATATCAAGTGGCAGTTAAAATGTCAAATATACATTACATTGAAGCTGAGTCCGAAGAGGGTGCAAGGGAAAAATTTGACAATCAAAGTTTAGAAACAATGATGAAGTATGGAGAAATATCCACTCAAGTGGACGAGTTCAATGCAATCGAAGTAGATTGGATAAAGACGAAAGAAGATTTAGGTAAATTCCAAAACGAAAATTCAGAGTTGTTCACCAAAGGGGATGTGGATAAAATCAGAGAAAACCCATTCAATGAGGAAGAATTTTTAAATTATAATCCTCGCCCTTCCGACAATTGGGGATTTAATAAAAATTAATTATGAATAAATATAAAGTAGGAGTAAAAATTTACAATAGCTTTGAAGTCGAGGCTAATTCTGAAGAAGAGGCAGAAGAAAAAGTAAGAGAGTTGGATGTGTATGATACTTTAATGGATTGTGATTTCAATATCACTCATGTTGATGAAGTAAAAGGCAGGGACATTCCAAATGAAATGAGCCAAGACCTTTTGGCTCAAGCAAGGGGAGAACATCACACAAAATATTCTATATATCAAAGTGATGGGACATTAGATGAAAGCACAATTTGCGATGATGAACATGGGAACACACTATAATGGACACAAATAAAGAGATAGAATTTCTCACAGAAAAACTTAATAACGAAGCTAAACTTTCGGCAATCCTGCAAGATGGTCTTGAGACTATTGTAGAGGTTACTGGAGATGACAAATATAGCGCCCATACCGCAATAGGAATTGCACAAGAAACTCTTGAAGCTATAGCCCACTACAGAAAAGGAGACTTATATAATGAGAACAACTAATAGACACCTAAGACGAGGAGAGTATCCCGATTCTCCCCTCCGACCTATAACCATTGATGAAATGCGTCAAGATTTGGCAGAGCAAGAAGCAGACACTTTGCAACATTCTGATATTATGGAGTTACTTCTTAATGGATTTGAAGGGCTTGAGAACATGGATGACATTGATGTTCGTGACGAGTGGAACAATCTTTTTGGAGATTCAAATAATGACTCTTGAAGAAGCAATGGATTTAGTTATGGACGAGGCAGAGTCATCTGCACTTGGAGATGGCAACGAGAACGTTATGGAAGCAGTTAAGATGGTTAAATGTTTTTATGATGAATATGGTTATCAATTCAAAAACTACGAGAACGATTACCACTACGACCCCAAATAATGAAAGAAAACATCCTAGATCATTTAGGAAAGGTTTGCGAGGGTTGCAAACTGCACATGAACCAACTTGACAATGAGGGATATTGCGAATTGAGTGACGATTATGTAGTTGCCCTTCACTTTGTCTATGAGTATATCGAGTCCTTAAAATCGAAAAAAAATTCTGTTCCTTGGGCATGGACTCTTGAAGATAGTGGTTACTTGAGGAGAAAGAAAGAAAAGTCTTGACTATTCAAGAGAATCTACCCATAGTGTAGTTTCTCATCCTAAAAATAAGAAATAAAAAATATGAAAAATTACTTTGAAACACAAAGAATTAATTGGTCTTCCTTTTCCCCAAAGGATATTATATTCAAGAGCAATAACACAATAAAGAAATTGTTACCTGCGGAAAATATTCTTTCCTATACGACCAAAACGGATCGTAACGATAAAATGTGCAAACTATCTGGGGGAGAGAGAAAGAAAACCAAAAGATGGAATGGTCAAGACCATGTTTACTGGAGCAGGGACAAATACAAAGCAATTCATGTAAAACTCACTAACGTTACTAGCGATTTCCCTTGTGCCACTATCGACATTGTTAATTATACAGAAAGACATGAAAGTTCTGGTGCTAAAAAACCTAGTATAGATGCTTTAGTTTATATTTCATCTTATCATTTTGTTCATAAATGGGAAAAGGATTCCAATGGGAATTGGGATAGCGTCAAGGAGTCCGACATTCCTCTCCCCGATGCTGAAGGGTATCGAATTTCCTATGGTGGGCAAGGTAGTTGCAATCCTTTTTCGTACAAGGAGTTTATTGAAGTGGTGGACATTTCCCAATCAGTTATTAATTTTCTAGTGAATAGAGTTTTGCCATTAAAGAATGGTACTCTTGTAGAAGAATGGGAACTTGGCGAGAAGGTAATGGTTGCATGAGCGATAAAGAAATTTTAAATACTGTCTTGACTTCTCTGGAAGAATGCCTTAGCTTTGATTGGATGACATTTAAGAAGGAAAGACCAGAAGACGCTATTGCAGATATTATTAGGTATATTAAAGAAAAAAGAGAACAACAGTAAAAAAAGACTTGACTCTAAATCCTTTCGGATGTATAGTGATTGGAGTTTCAAAATTAAAACAAGAAAAAAATAAAGTTATGATTATAGAAAAAGATAAAAAATTGGTTGTGCAGTCTCACGATTTCGATCAAGTTAATTGCACTATTGATGCCGAAGATATGCGTTATGTTGCATCTTTATTGCGTAACAATTATTCTGATTCGCAACTTGCTATCATTCGGGAGATTACGGCAAATGCACTTGATGCAAACATTGAGGCTAAGTCCGGTAAGAAGGTAGAGGTTCATGCTCCATCTCAAACTAATCCTAATTTTTACGTAAGAGATTTCGGAAACGGATTGAGTGATAAAGAAATATTTGATCTGTACTCCAAGTATGGAAAGAGTACCAAGAGGTCATCTAATAATTATATTGGTGCGTTTGGAATAGGAAAATTTGCTCCTCTCTCTTACGGAGATAGTTTTACTGTTGTGTCTCGCAATGGAGGAGTAAAGAATTCGTATAATATCTATGTAGATGAAAACGATGATACGAAAATCGTTAAATTGCATTCGGAGTCTTCGGATGAGGATTCTGGTCTTGAAGTGTCAGTAGCTATTGCAACGGATGACATTAATAGTTTTAATGGGAAAATAGTCTCTTTTTTCAAATACTTCAACGAAGATGATCTTCCTGCTTTCTTTGGCTTGCCTTCTGAAATAGAAAAGGTTTCAAGGACATTGGATGGGAATGGATGGTTTTTGGAGGAAAGCGATAATAGTTATCATTATGGAAGGCACTATAATGCCCATGCCGTTATGGGAAGAATTCGCTATCCAATCAATGTGGACTCCATGAATTTAGATAATGAAAAAAATGGAGACATGATTAGGGAACTTCTCCAACAAGATAATCTTCATATTGAATTTGAAATAGGTTCTCTAAAGCTACATCATAGTAGAGAATCAATTGAGTACAATAAACCCACTCAAGCTATTTTAATTAATCGCGCCAACGAGGTTATTTCTGAAGTCGAGACTATTGCTCAAGCAAAACTGGCAGAGGCTAATGATCTTTGGGAGGCAAAGATTAAATACTCTCAAATCTATAACTCAATTCCACATAATTTAAAAAGGTTATTGGAAAGTTCATTTAGTTGGAAAGGGGTGAAGATCACCTCTCCTTCATTTGATTGTAATTTTTCTTATGATAATGACTATCGAAGGATTAGGGTTTTCAAGTATGCGAAAGATGAAGATTCTGATGTATCAGATGGTTTTCGAGTGGTAAACAAAAAGGCAGACAAGATATATTGCACGGAAGGTACTGTAATAGCTATTGCGGATTGTCCATCTCATGGTCTTTCTCTGAAGGCGAGAACCTTATTCTTGGAGAACGAAGATTTATCCGATATTCAAGTTCTGAGTTTTGATTCTCCGGAGGATCAAGATGCGTTCAATAAGCATCATAGTTTCGATTTAATTAGTTCTGATCGAGTTGTTTATTTATCTACAGTAGAAAAGGCAATTCTTGCCTCCAAAACAAAATCGAAGACCTTGAAGGGTCGAGTGGGACTAAAGGAATTCAACATTCACAGTTGGAAGGATAATCCTTCTGCGAATTGGAATCATTCCGATCACGATTCTGATGATTTAACTAATAATTCAACCGAATGTGTTTATTTTGCTACATTGGGCAATCGCATAGTGAGGGAGGGTGATGATCCTTGCGAAGAAGTTGTGTCTATCGTTAGAATGAAAAGCGTATTAAAAGCACTTAAAGATAAATTTGAGGAAGAGGATAAGACATTTCCGGTCATTTATGGAGTCCAAGAGAAGCAATGCAAGAAACTTCAGAAATCCGTTTGGAAAAATGGATTAGATTGGGTGATAGAACAAACAAAAGATTCTTTTGCAGAAGAATCAGTCCAATCTTATCAGAATTTAAATATTCTCAAAAAATTAAAATCGGATGAGAAAGTGAATGGTTCTTATTCTAAGATTTATGATATTTTGGAAAACGATGACATATACAACTCAATTAAATCTTTAGGGAAGGATCATATTTTGGTTAAGAGTGTGAAAATATTCTCTTGTGACTATAGCAAGTATTCCAATGATTCTCGTAACGATGAATTGCTTTTAAGTTTTAACGAACAGTTCAATCCTAATTTTGATATTTCATCAAACCTTTCTCTTGGAGGATTAAGGTCTATGTTGAATGAGGTGGTTAGGGATTACCCTGTTCTTGAGCATATTTATATTCATTGGGGAGAGGCGAGCAAGACAGGCAAGGGTATTCTGGATTATGTAAACTTTTGCGATTCCGTAAAAGAAACAAAGAATGATGAAAATAACTCTTGACTCACGTATAAAGATTTAGTAATATTGGATTTGAACATTAGGAAACCATTAATAGAAAAAATTATGAATAAGATACCATACAACATGAGCGAAGATTCCATCACAGTATTTTGCGAAGGCAAGCCTTATACTGTCAGAGAGGATCATCCAAACTTTAAACCCTTGCAAAGGGCATTAATTGAAGCTAGGTACGATGATGTATCTCAGTATGTTGATGTGATGAGCGTTGTGAAGGATTTTGTCGATGGTGATCTTGAGGTAAAGGATGAATGCTTATTTTTCCGTGGGCATGAACTTCATGGGGTTGTCGTTGAAAAATTGATTCAATTATTGAAGATGGGATTGAAGGATTCTTCTCCTATCGTCAACTATATCAAGAGACTCCAAAGTAATCCTTCTAATAATTCAGTTAATGAACTTTATACTTTTCTAGGGTATAAGTCTCTTCCGATTACTGAAGATGGTAAAATTTGGGGATATAAGGGAGTTCGTGACGATTATTGGTCTAGCACCGGAAATACGAATACTGTAGTAATCCAAGGGAAGACAAATGAGAGTGGTCAAATCTTTAATGGAGTAGGGGAGACTATCGAGGTCGCTAGGCATTCAGTTGATGACAATAAGGACAATCATTGCTCCAATGGACTTCATGTGGGTTCTTATGATTATGCAAACAGTTGGTCTGGACATTCTGGAAAACTCCTTGTAGTTGAGTTTGATCCTAAAGATGCAGTTAGTGTTCCTACTGATTGCGACTTTCAAAAACTTAGGGTCTGCAAGTACAAGGTCATTAGGGACATTACGGAGGCTCAAAAGGAATTGAAGAAAAATGTTATTGTCGTAAGGCGTAGTGACGATGACGAACCTTATGCCGGAGATGAATGCGAGGAAGATTATTCTGATGACTATGAGGACGAAGATTTCGAGTCTTACTATGAAGACGATTGTGAAGACGATTGTGATGATGTCGAGTATAATCCAGAAGAAATGGCAATCAGAAACTACATCGAGAATAAACACGATGATGGGGTTGAGCCGACAATCAAGCAAGTCTTGAGTCGAATGGTTGGTTCTGGCTTGACCTGTCAGCAGATCAAGTACATAGTTCTAAGCCAAGGTTTTAACGTAGAAGAAGATGAAAACATTTCGTTGTCTCAATCTCGAATTCTGAAGAAGCATTCCGTGTGAGATGAGTCATTAATACCATAAATAAACTAAATATATGAGTAAAACAGAAACAGAAACAGAATTATTTGAATCAATTAAATCAGCAGGAGAAACTGAATTAGATATATGTTGGTCTTTACTAACAAACCAAAGAATTGGTATTTATCGAAAAGTCAAAGGATTCTGCTTGGCGTTGAACTTGAATGTTGATTCCGTAATGGATGAGTTGCCCAAGGATGATGAGATTCCGGATAGGCTTTTGGATTCAGCAACCAGACACCTTTTGCATTCTAATCTTAAAAAAGCGTCTAAGATTCATATAAACGATTATGATGGATTTGAATGATCTCTTTAAGAAGGGCATTTGAATTTGGACAAAACCTTAGATCAATAGATGCTTTAATGGATGAAATTGATGATGATGAAGAGGTAATACTCATGCACAAATCAATGATTTTCCATCTCGAAAAAGGTAATATTGAAAAATCTTTTTACGAAAGTCAGATACTAAGGGACTTTTTAATCGACTTGACTACGGAATCTTAAATTATGGAATTAATGGTTGTTGTTTGCATATTTTATTTAATGTTTTTTGTGCTTGAAATATAAAAAAATAAAACCTTGACTTCTCTTAAATTATTTGAGAACATTTAGGCATGAAGCAAGTAAATCACGAAGACTTTTTTGAATACATCGAAAATTATGCTAAAGAGAAAAAAGAAAAAGAATTTGAAGAACATTGTCAGTATGTCGAAGAAACTTACGATAAGTTCTTGACAGAAAATCCAATCTACGTCATTGTTAATGGAGATAGGGTTAATGAAAGAGAAGTTGAGTTCTTGAACATAGAAGAAGATTACCAAGGGCGAGACATTCTCACGTTTAATTACAAAGGAAAAAAATACACAAGTTATAGAATAAGCTAAAATAAATTAAAATGATAAAAGCAAATCAAATAGAAGACAAGAATGGGAATGTTATTGATACTCCGGTTATGAGTGGAAGTAATTTCGATGAGAAACTGGCAAATCTCATGGTGTGGAGGTCAGAAAACCTAAGAGATGGCACTAGCATGACGCTCAAGCAGATAGGTGATGCGGTTGGTACATCTAGGGAATATGTTAGGCAAGTAGAGGCAAAGGCTTTAATCAAATGTCGTCAACCTCACAATACAAAACAATTAGAAAGATAAATAGATATGAATAAAAATAAAAAAGAAACATTGGCATTAACTGAATCTTATTTAAACAGGGTTGAAGTTATTCTTGATCGCATAGAAAGTCAGATCGTCTCAACAGATGATGTTGGCAGAATTGAATTCCTTTTGTGTCGTTTGGCTAAAGTAGAAGATATTTTGAACAAACGAGAGAAACTTATATTAGGTTCTTGACTTTTTAACAAAACTCCGGTACATTGTATTTATGAGTTTTTGTGAGTTTAAAAACATTTCAGACATTGCTGATCTTTATGAAATGGGAGAAGATGTTAGTGCGAAAAAGTGGAGAGCGTTGCATAGGGCAATAAGACTTTTAATGCAAGTGATGCCTCCGATGGATAAACCCAAGACAGATAATGAGCTTATTGTAATTGAACATCACCTTCTGTTGGAATATGGAATTGAGTGGGATGGAAAAAAATTTCATAAAGGGGAAGTTGGCAATATCGACAATCTTAGATAGTTGACATGAATGAAAGAAAAAGGTATTTTGTTAAACATTGCCATAATGGTATAGGCAATTTCTATCAAGCACATTACGATGATGGAACAGGGAAAAACGCAGGACAACTTTTTTCTTGCAAAGATTACGGAAGTTTTTTACAATTCACATCTTTATTAAAAGAAAGCGGATATAAATACATAGAAAACGAAGAAGAATATTAAAAGAAAACAAGAAAGAAACAAAATGTTTAAATTAATTGAAAAAAAAGACGGAAGTTGGGCTATCGAGAACGATGGAGTTGAATTTCCGAATTCGTATGAAAATATCAAAGATGCCATTGAGAGAATAAATGAATTAAAATTAAGATCAAGAATGGAGAATCAAGAAAAGCCGGACACTCCTCCTCAATTAGGGTATTCAGAATCATTTAATAACTGTACGGAAGAAATGGCTAAGGTATTAGAGAAGCATTTTCCCGAAGTCATCGAAATCGAGGACATGAGCAGAATCAACAACTTGGTTGATGAGGAAATTATCGCAGGAGGTCGCAGACAACACGAACAAAACCTTGCGGATGAAATCAATGGGGGTTCAAGGTAATGGAATATACGTCAGAAAGCATCGACCAAGTTGCGGAGGAAATTGTCAACAATATGTCATTAGAAGAATTAAAGGCTTTTGTTTATGATGAAATTTATGGTGAAATGCTTGAAGATGAAGGGGTGTTTCAACTTAATTTGGAGAAAATATAAGATGAATTTAGAAATAGAAGAAGTAGTTTATCACAGAGGTCAAATGATTCTCGATTTTGATTGGCAAGAATTTGATAACGAATTAATTAAGCGAGAGGCAACGATTTCCGTAGCAAATGGAGAGTATGATGATTGGGATCATGCTTATGAATCTCATTGGGATATGTGGGAAGCAGGGGATTTAGTGTTGACAGGATCATATTAATAACATAAGGTATAAAGTATGAATTTAGAAATAGTAGAAAGAAGTAGTGGGTATTGGATTGTCGGGGAGCATGGAGTTGAATGGGATGAACCATTTGTTCACTTGAGCCAAGCTATTAATCAATTAAATAAGATGTTAGAGCAAGCGCCAATCTTCAATGGATGCAACGAGGATGAATGCGAAGCATGGTCAAATAGGGAATAAAGACAATGGAAATAATTAAAGAAGTAAATAATAGCAAGCGAAATAACATTCGCGGAATTGTGGTGCATAAGGTTCTTGGTCAAGATTTTGCCGACAAAATAGAGATTCCTGTTCTTTTTTCCTTGACAGAGGAGGGGGGAAGGGAATATCATCGTGAAACAATGTGCGAATATTTACATGACATTATAGACAACCTAGAGAGGCATGAAGAGTTGTATCATTAGAATTGAGGATTGAAAGATGGCAAGATTTATATTAGACGTTGCAAATTTAGACGAAGAAGGCGTAAAAAAAGTCTTGACAAACTGTTGCGATGAGTCTCTAATGGGAAACATGGTAACAATAACTTGTATTGATAAAACGAATGAGAATCAATTTTACAACGATGAGAGTCAAAATTATCTAAGTAAAGAGCAAGTGCATAATTACAACTCCAGAGAGGAGAATTTTCAAACAGGATGAATAATATTGATTCAGAGGGAACAGTTTATGAGGACGATCAAAGATTGTCAGATGAATGCTTTGAGGAGAAGTTGGCGAATTATATGACCGGATATAGAGAAGGGAAAAGGATTGTTTCGCCGGACTCAAAGAATGAAGAAGGGAACAACGATCTAATTCAAATCAATGACAACCTAATTAATATATCAATTAATTTAAGGCAATTAAATAAAACATTAGAAAATGTGGTGGAAAGTCTATATCTTATTAGTGGCAAGTTCTAATAAAAATCAATTTAATCTCTTTCAAGTTACAAACATATAACTTTAAAGCATATAGAAAGAAACATGAATTTAAGACAATCATTAGGAAGAGTGGTTAGTTATAAGGTTATCAATGGAGATAACACATATCAATCTGCTTATAGTGCAAATAGTCCGGCATGGACGGCAAAGACTGCGTTAAAGTGGGCAAAAGCAACTGCGGATCATCATTTAGTGAGGGGAAGAGTTATTGCAATTTCCTTGGATGGAGATGAAAAAGTAGTACATACAAATCGGTATATTGGAAGCAGGAACAAGAAGGAGTCTTGAATATGCTTTGTACATACAACCTCACCCGAATGTTTAAAGAGCCTTTTAGATGCCTCCTTGGGCTTGCAAATGATGCTTAATATCATAAGGAGATTCAGTATTCCCAACAAGAACCCAATCCTTGCGTAACCACACACAAATACATTACCCCCATATATAGAATATCATATACTATAGAATACAATAAAGATATATAAAGAAAAAGATAAAGAAAGAAAGTGTGAAAAAGATAGGATTAGAGAATGCCAGACTTACAATGCTCGCCAATATCTATTATATCACGGATTACTAGGGGGAGTCAAGTAAAAAAAGGACACTTAAAATGCGATGAATATTCCAACTCAAATAAAAGATAAAATAAATCAGATAAAAGAATCGTTACCTTGGGTCAATGGGAAGATTAAATCAATTGGAAATAAAGTGAAGGAGAAAAGGGAATCTAAAAGGTTAAATAAAGCTAATCGAAATAATCATGGTTATCCGGAGGGATTAACAAAAGATGATTCCTAGTGTTTTTCGTATTTTCTCACGCTATTTGGTCAATTTAATTGAATTTCAAGGGTATTTCGGGCAAATAAGCAGATTTTGACACAAGAAATATGTGAAAATGACTTGACAATGTACTATTGATCGTTATATAATATTGTTTTATGAGTATTTGTGGTAAATTAAGGCATAGAGTCGAGAGATGTTCTCGGACAAGGGTTTCTGTGGCTAAGTTTTCTATTCGACTTAGTTTTATTTCCCCTTCATTGAACACTTGATTTACCCTTAATAAATATGTCATTAAAAACAAATGAAATAAAAGGACTGGAGGGGAGTCTAATAAATCTCTTCTCTTTGTTTACGAAAAAGGAATTGAATGACTGGGAAAAAGGGAAAAGCAATTTAGGCGAAATATATGAAAAGAAATATGAACAGAAAGAAAGGATTGTTCCGGAAGTCAAATACGTACCAGAAATAATAAAGCTAAATGAAGATGAAATACTTAGGTGAGTACGATTTTGATTTATTTACCTCTGACTCCGGAGATGATTATCCCAAATATGAAGATTTAATAGAAGATGCCGGAAATGATCCGGATACAGTTGTTAGATTTTATAGCACTCCTGCCGAAAAAACAAATGCGGAAGTAGCTCAGTCGGATAGAGCATCTGCCTTCTAAGCAGAGGGTCGTGAGTTCAAGTCTCACCTTCCGTACCAATTTTTCTAAGTAGGTTTTCTTTTTCTTGTAGAGACATTAATTCATATTGCTTCTTAGCTAGTATCCATGCAACTCTTACTCGGCAATGATGATTCCCTGTGAAATTTTTATCTTTCATTATCTGTATTGTCAAATAATCTATAATTCTTTCTTTATTCATATTAATAAATACACCCTCAAATAAAGTTTGACATAACCCCTGTGTTGTGCGATAGTATTAGCATGACACTCGATGAAGCAGAAGAATTAGCGTGGGATTTAATGGAAGAACATGGAATATATGATTTTGATTTCCAGTTCAATAATAGCAAGACATCCTTGGGTAAATGCCGGTATGGTAATCATAGGGTAATATTCTTATCTAGGTGGTTTGTTCTAAATAATTCTAAAGAAGAAATAATAGACACAATTCTACATGAGATTGCCCATGCCCTTGATTTTTACGACAGAGGAACTTCGGATCACGGAAAGAATTGGAAAAAACATTGCGTGAGGATAGGTTGTGCGCCGAAAAGTTACTCTGAAAATACAACTAAACCAAATAACCATTACAAGTACGTCGACACCTGTGGGTGCGGAATAACCTACAGGAGACATAGGGTGAGGCAACACTCTTTATATAGATGCCCAAAGTGCCGACAGGAATTATATGTGAAGGACAGGTACTCTAAGTTACTAGAGAAAGAGCCGATCTTGGCAGAAATTTATGGTTATTCAAAATAAAATTTGACATCTTTAAAAAACCGGAGTAAGGTATTGGCATGGAAACGAAAGACTTTGAATTAGAGTTTGAGGAAGAAACGGATAGCACTCACTTCACCTTCTGGGTGGAAGGAGAAGCAAAATGGGATATTGAAAACGATTCCTTTGATTATGCAGGGACTCATTGTACAGGAGGAATGTCGGGAACTTGCGAGTTGCCGGATTACGCAGTAGTCGAGGAAATCAGTATTGGGTTTGTTATGATTGAAAAGACAACCAATAGTGGTGAAGAAGTAATTAAATATACTTGGAAGAAAAACAAAGACAAGATAAAGGAATTTGAAGAAATTTGGGAGGAGAAGATTAAAGAAGCATTGCAGACTCGTGAGGATGATACCGGAGATGTAATGAGAAGGATTAAAGATCATTATGAAGAATTAAGATTAGGAATCTAATTAAATAAAGATAAAATGATAAGACAAAGAAATCCAGAAGACCCTCGGTATAAAATAGATCGCACCAAGAAGGTGTTTGTTTATAAAAACCTACATCAAGACTGTTGGTCTATTAAACAAGATGGTTTGGTAAAAGTCCATGCCACGGAAATTAATTTATATAATTGCAACTTCAAGATTAATCCCAAGGGCAGAAAGAGAGTCCTAAAGGAGAAGAGAAAGAACGTCCACGCGGGAATTTGTGGTTATATTGTTCATCCGGAGCCGGAATATGCTTGTTGGGACGACTGTTCAGATGATTCCCTTGATGAAATCACCTACAATCCATATAAGAACACATCTTTTGTAAATAAACTTAATGAGCCAAGGTGGTTTTCTTGCCTAACTCGTTTTAAACCACACAAAGTGTTAATATCGACATGAATGAAATAAATCTAAGTAAAGAAGAAGTTCGGGTGCTAATAAATGCTTTAAATGAATATGACTTTGGTATAATCAAAGAATGCGCTTGGCAAGGGCCGATTGATGAAAAGATTCGCGCCGAAGTAAGAATTAAATTAAATAAAATAAGGAAATAATAAGATGGGATTTTTTAGTTGGAATTGTAAGTGTTGCAATAAGAGTGTTTTATCTCCTTATTGCCCACCGGAAGTAGATTGGATGAACAAGATGACTATGGTCTTGAAGACAGGAGAAGTTCTCCAAGGGGAGTACGATGGGTATGGTGGACTTGGTGGTCGCACCGACAAATATGCCGAATCATGGGAAGATGAAGAATTGAATCAATATACAGGGGATGAGCAACTTGCCCTGCATTTTGAGAACAGGGCGACCATTTATCATACGAAATGTTATGAAGAGAATAACAATCCAGTTTTTGCCGGAGCCTCTACTTCTGCTTCGGATCAAGGTTTTTTCGTTGATTATGAAAAATTAATTTGACTTTTCATAAATTCTAGATTATCTTAATACAATGAGTAAAACAAATATAGTTCAAAGAGCAGGAAGTAAATTAGGAAAGAAGACCTCTCACACCGGAAATAAGCCTTTGGTAGAGTCTCTTTCTGATTCAAATGTAATGGTGACCCAAAAGGTCAGAAAAGCCCAAGAAGGGAAACGGAATCGATGAATTTCCCTGAGTTTCGGGGGTTCTCAGCTATATCTACGGATGGGCGTCACACCGGTAACGCCTCAAAACCTCTAAATTTTACAATAAAATTCTCCCAGGGAACGAAAAAACAATAATATTATGACGACACCAACACTTCCATTCTCCAAAAAGCAAAGAGACTACGAAAAAAAGTATCCGAGTTGCTTTAATTCAGATAACCCTCTTGCGGAATGGTTGCTTACGCAGTATCACGACATAGAGCCAAATGATACGAATTGTGATATACTAAGACTATTAGGGTCTATACATGAGATGAGTCCCCAAGAAATAAAATCGAATTTAATACAAATTATGCAAAATAATACTTGACAAATAATATTCATTATAGTATAGTATTTATATTCAAACTTGAGAAGGCTTAACTCAAATAAAACAAATAGAGCTTTGATCTTTTACAGTTTAGTTTGCGGGTGGTAAGACACTTTAATTATAATTACAATAAATATATTGTGGTTGAGTTAAGAAGCTGGTCATAACTTAGTCAACCCACTCGCAAACGATTTTATCTGCAAATAAGGTTTAACCTTAAATTTCGTGGAAGTTCTAATGGAATTCCTTATTTGTAGAGTCTTTGGAAGGGCTTATAATCCTTCCTGTGGGTGACTGAGCAAGCCTGTTGTGAGCGGGCTAAGGTACACGATTCCCCTGTGGTGGGGGTGGTAGAGTCCAATCGGATGAGCCAGAGACTTCCAGTCTTATTCGTGGTGCGAAGTAGGAACATTGAACTGATGTTCACACCGAAAAGTCGAGGGTATACAGTAGTCCCTCCCCACACATTTTTTTCCTTATGTTCGCTTATGTTCGCGAGCATTCTATGATTAGAACCCTCCCTGAGAAATCGGGGAGGGTTTTTATTTTGAAAAAATTCAATATCGATTTGACATTCGCCGGAAGGTGGATTATAGTGTTTCAAGTTTTAAAATTAAGGTACAAACCCAAGAAAAAATATGAGCATATCAAGAAAAGCGAAAGCGGTTTCAAAACAATCAGATCACAACCGGAAGAATAAAGCTAGGGCGAGCATTCCAAGAGCTAACTTTAGGAATTATGGTTCTGTCGTAGAGGATAGTTTATTTGCCCAACAAAGAGAGGCAGACGAAAGACTCCGCTTAATTCAATTAAAAAGAGCTTCGGCATAAAAAAGAATTTGACATGAATGGCAATCTATGCGATATTGAACCCATGAAATTTGAAACAGAAAACTCATACTGGATAGCGGAGGGAACATTCTTCCAAACTATATTGAACGCGCCCTATCACATCTTAATGGATTTATTCCAAGTCCCTATGGACGGAGATGGATACAAAACTCAAGTCGAATGGCAACTAATGTTTGAAGACGGAGAGGTCGCCACGATTTATGACTGGAAACAACATAAACCTGTCGGATTAAATTCTATTTGGAATATTGGGGCTAAAAGTCTGGATATTGCGGATAGGGTTGTAGAACTGGTCAGAAAAGAAATAGAATCAAAACAATTAGTATAATGTATACAATAAACGAAACCTTAGAATACGTAGACTTGTTCTGCGCCAAAGATAAACTCGGCACTCTACCTCCGGTGGAAGAGCCTCTATACGATAAGGACTCAGACTCTTGGGACTTATGGTTCAAGGTGGATGATGAGGTCGTTGACCCTAAAGATTTAGATCATCAAGTTAATTTCGAGAATGATGTTCCAGTTCCCATCGCTACTGAGGCAGAATGCCATTCGGTTATCGCCAAAATAGAAGAATCAAGAGTTCAAGTTGAAAAAGCCTTGACTTCTAAAGAGGAGGTCGCATAGTGGAGGCTATACTTTTCGCAGGAATTATCTACTTAGCAATAATATTATGACAAACGAAGAAAAAATAAAAGAGTTTCATAGAAATAAATTCAATCCAAATTCGCCACTTGATCCGGCATATCACAATTTGGAAAAAGCAATTAGGCAAGATGAAGAATTCGCAGGGTTTTCTTCATCCCTTGAAGATAAGGGGTTGAGCGTAGACTTGGAAGAAAGCGACTCGGAGGACGAACTTTCTCTCTTAGATTCAAATGTAAATGAATTCGATTCTTTAGAAGAAGAGAATGAAGTCAACATGACGGAAAGATCATACGAGTTAAAGAGCCTATACGGAGAGGTGGATGAAAGAAAGTGAAAATAAAATTTGCAATCCATTCAGAATTGGTTTATAGTGTCGGATAAAGTATATTAGAGTATACTTTTTATTGTTCTTTTAAATTTCATTGTGGGGGTGCATAGCATAATGCGGTAAAATGCGCCAGTTCCGCCAGAGGGTTGATCTCCTCGCAACTTGCTAGTTTCATTTCTAGAGTGGAGCAGGATGAGGGAAAGCGACTAAGAACTGGAGACATGGAGGTTCGATTCCTCCCACTCCCTGCTCTTTCAGTAGATGCGAAAGCATTGAACAACGAGGCGTCAGAACACGCCTACAACCCTTCGGGGAGAGAGAAAGAGGTACAAAACACAATTTACGAGGTGAAAGGATGGTAGGTATCCTCCCACAGAAAGGTTGGGCAAGATTCGTTAAGATACCATGTTAAGTTCGATTCTTAACCGCCTCTTCAATTTGAGAGTCCATTACAACGCCTTATTAGACTAAAACTGCGTATGCGGGCAAGGTACATGAGTGGTAAGACACTTTAGGATTTATCGGGTGTGGCGACTCGACTCTCATTATTTTTAATTTGACATTAGATAAAAACCGGACTATATTGTCGGCATGAACAAAATAAAACAACTAGAAATAGAACACACCGTTTGGAAGACATTAGAATTTGAATGGAGGATGCTTGCAAGGTCTGCCGAAAATAGAGGAGACACGGAAGTAATGAATCGCCGGAATATTAAGGCAGATGAATACCTTGAGTTTGCCACAAAGATAGAAGAACAAATACAAAATATTAAATAATGAATTCAGAAATAATAGAAGCAATTTGTTTATTATCCACATGGGTGGTAATGTTTTATTTAATATGGAAATTGGAAAAGGAATTTAAGAATGGATAATCCTTTTGAAGGTTGGGGAGGGAAGGAAGACGTGTATCCGGCTCCTCCGGAAGAGAGACTCTCAAGAAAAGAAATAGCGGATAAATTATTAGATGCACTGATTGTCGCTATGGAAGGTGGCAACAAGGAAGAAATAGAAGCAATCAAAGAACAATTAACTGAAAATAATAAATAGATATGAATATTAAAAAACTAAATAGAATAACAAAAGAAGTAAAAGCCAATAACGATGTTCCGGTTATCCTCCAAACGAGAGGCTGGAAATACAATCAGATTATCCAGGGAGCTAAAATATATGGCTGGGTTACGGAAAACGAAGCTACTTCTTTAGTAAAGAGGTTGAATAAATAATTTGCTTTTTTAGTAAAGCCGGAGTATATTGCACCATGATTACAGGAGAAGAGAGAATGAAAGCATGGAAAGAGCTTAATGAGCCGAAACCTTCATGGGAAGGGTTCAAGCGATTATTAAGTCAATTCAAAACAGTTGAACAAGCAATGAACCGGTGGCATGAAAAAAGGAAGAAAAATAAAGATTAGGAAACCAATTCTTTTCACTAAGTCTCGCCCCATGAAAAGGCGAAACAAGATTCTAGATAGAAAGAGAAAGCATAGGGGAAATCATGTTGAGTAAATCTTTTTTGAAATAAAATTTGCAATCTAAGCAAAATAGATATATGTTGTTTGCATGAAAGAAAAAATAGCACTCGAATTTGGCCCTTGCATGGCTGATATGACTCCAAACTGGTTTGACAAGCAATGGCGCTTGTATTACATGAGAGGCGAAGAGGATAAGGTTTTTGCTCTTGCAAATGAAATGGGTTTGCGTGGTGAGCCATTTTTCCATGATATTTGCCAGATTCAAATTAAATCGTTAAAACTTTTAGATTTAGCTAAATGGTATTACGAGCAAGGAAAAAAAGATATAAACTTGCAAGATTGATTTGACATATGATGCAAACCGTGATTTATTGTTACCATGATTAAGCAAACTCTATTAACGGCAGGCAATGCCAAGATTATTAAAGGCGAAAAACTTGGTTATATTACCAAGGGAATTCATTTTGCTCCGGCGAATCTGTCCGGATACGAGGTTTGCGGTTCAAGGTCTAAAGGTTGCACCAAGGCTTGCTTGAATACGGCAGGACGAGGTCAAATGGATTCAATCCAAGATTCACGCATTGCAAAAACAATTCTTTTCTTTAAGAACAAGTTGCCTTTCATGGAGAAGTTAACCAAGGAAATTGCTTTAGGTATAAAGTCAGCAATCAAGAAAGAGATGGAAGCAGTCTTTCGCCCCAACCTTACAAGCGATTTACCATGGGAGAATATCAAAGATGCAGAAGAGCAAACCCTAATGCAAAAGTTTCCTGCAACGCAATTTTATGATTATACTAAGCATTATAGTCGCATGGAGAAATTCATTAATGGCGAAATGCCCGAAAATTATCATTTAACTTTTTCTCTTTCCGAGGACAATGAAGAGGATGCGTTGAAGGTTTTAGATATCGGTGGAAATGTCGCAGTAGTTTTTCGTGATCAAATTCCGGATACATGGAAAGGTTTTGAAGTGATCAATGGAGATGAAAACGATTTGCGCTTTCTAGATAAACAAGGTGGATTTATTGTTGGTCTTATCGAAAAAGGTCTTGCAAAGAAGGATGAAGAAGGATTTGTGCAAGAGGGAATAAATTCATAAATAAACAAAATCGATAGAATAGAATCAAAATAACGAAACGAGTATAAAATGAAAAATAAAAGAAATGAACTGGGGAAAGCTCAATACCGCAAATTTCGCAATAAGCAAAGGTTGCAAGAGAAGAACGGCAGGAAAAATCAATTGGTTAAATTAACCCAGGAGTAAGGACAATGAAAAAACTAATGCTAAAGTTTATGCGTTATCTGCGTGACAACTGCCCTAACTTTTGGGATGACTACGTTGTTAACAAAGGAAAGAAAGGCGTCATGGTCTGCAACTTTTGGGACTGGTGCGCAAATAGAAGATAAAATGAAATCAATAAGCTTAAATAACGAAACAAGTATTAAATATGAAGGTCTTTATAATTATTACTTGGAAAGAAAGCAATGCTGGTTTTGCGTTGACATGAGAGTGTTTTCCGATAACTCCGGAACCGGAAGAAAAGCGGAAACAATAAAGACAATAACCGAAATAAGTTTAGACTCGGCGCCAATAATAGCAACAGTCTTGAATAAATTAGGTTTTCGTGAAGACGTCACCTTGAGACTTTAACCCAAATAGAAACAATAATGGAATTAATTTTATTTGCTGGAATAATCTACTTAACTTTTGTATTGTAAAATAAAATTTGCAATCTAAGTAAAACTGGTATAGAGTGCTAACATGAACGATTGCCCGACTACCATAAATTTGGACGTGCTGAAGATAGTTCTGGATGCGACTACTCCGGCAAACCTTGCAAGGATACACGCAAAGGATACTGCTCCGAAAGCAAAGCTAGTCTTGACTAAGGATCAAATCAACGATCAACGCAAGGCTCAACGTAGGTGGAAAGCTCACACTACCGGCGACACCTATATGCTACAAGTACAGAATCGCACTTGCTCCCACTCTTTCCGCGTACAGTCTAACGGCAAGAATGTTTGGCAAGCGGTTTTGAGATATTACAAGGGCATGGACGGAGGCACTTGGGTTTGGCAATGTACCAAGGTAATTTCTGCAACTAAAATCTAAACAAAATAAAAACAATGATAAAGGAATTCTTTTGTAAAACTCTTTTCCGTTCTCGCTTTCATGTTGGATTCAGCGAAAATCGTGATTGGATTAGAAAATACTTTTGGCGCTTCAAATCTGCTCGTAAGTTTGCCGACTCGCAACCCGACAAGGTAACAGTATGGTCGAGAGATTGGAAACCAGTTTATATCTCCAATAATAGAATAAACTTTTCAATACATCCGGATTCAAATAACTTCAGCACAAATATCTAAATAAAATAACATGAATACATTATCTTTGATTGTTTTGACTGCGACAGTTTCTATTTCAATTGGAATATTCTTAGGCTATTGGTCTAGACATCCGGAAGTCAAATGGATTACGACCAGGTACCGGAAAGCTTTAAATGAATTAGATAAAGCTTGCCCTTTAGCAAATCAGCCGGAACCAACTAAATTTTCAGCTTTTGTCGATTGAATTTGACAATAGGAGCAAACCGGTATAGATTGTTTTCAGTTTTACAATTCAAACCACAACAGACATGAACGAAACTCGAAAAATTCTCGCATCAATGCTCACGCAAGGGACTGGACGTCACCTTTTAGACAGTGGAGACCATTACGGCAGACACTGGGAGAAAAACAAAGAACTAGCCGGAAATGATCCAGTATCTTATTTTGATTCACTTCCGGTTGCAGGGGTTAAGTTTTCATCTCATAAGAATTCTCCCGAAATAGAAATCACTTTGAATGTATTTCATTTTCTGGCAGACCGGCTTGAATATTCTCCGGAAATGGACGACAAGTTCACGGAATTCACCGCAGAAAGCAATGAGCATGATTTTGCAGACATGGAAGCATTTGCAGAAAAATTTGATTCAGATAAAATCACTGTAAACACTTACAACAATGAGGACTTACTCTCGCAGGTTTTACAATACGTTGCATTTGATTCAGATTTTTATGATGAAGAAACTGGCGAAGATTTAAGAGGCTCATTCATTGCCTTGCAAATTCACCAAGGTTGTGATGTTCGTGGGGGATATACTTCGCCTAGAATTTTTCGCGCAATAGATGAAGGTAAATACATCTTAATGGACAATGCCTCAGCAAGCCTATATGTAGAAAATAGCTTGGATACAAATCAAATGACAATTCCGGAAACAGAAGTCACGCAAGATAATTCCCACGGATGGACGACAGATGACGGATATAATTTCTACGGCAACGATTGTAATCAAATTGAATTAAAAGATTACGAAACATCCTCGGATAAGAAAGATAAAGGAAATGGGTTAATCTACATAGATGAACAAGGTAATGGATATTCGCCAATAAATGGGAAACAAATCCAAATAGCATAAATAAATCTAAATAAAATAACATGAAAGAATTTGAAGCATTTTTTAAGGGAATCAAAATAACAGTTAAAGCCAATTCACTTTGGGGCGCTAAGCAAAAGGCAATTGAATTACTAGGAGTAAAAAAGAATCAAGAAGGCTTGCTTGCCGTTCAGTTAAAGGGAAGCATGGATTTTGTTTATAATTAGATTAACTTTTAGCTCTATTAGATTTACTACTGCATGAAACTTTTATTTGACTTTGATTGGCAACGGCGGTAATGTGACCCTAGTTTATTAAATCACAAATCACTAAAAGAAAAATGAATCTAACAACATTACAAACAAAATCTATCGCTCTTAATGATCTATTGCTATTGGCAAAGGGTTTCGCCGGAACTGGTTTCGCAAGCCTTGTTCACGTTGGCAAGCCTAGCCAAGTCAAGACTGGTTCGCCTAGTCCAGGTACTATAATCAAGAAAAGCAATGTTCTCGTAAATTGGGGATCATGGCGCTATGGTTCAGCATTAGAGGCTCAAGCCAAAAGAGAAGGAAAAGAAATCCAATTTGAAATCAAACCTCGCAAATGGGGCAAAAGGATTTTTGGTACTCCATTGGTTCATCATATTGATAAAAATCAGATTGAAAAATGGTATATTGAAGCAAAGGTTGAAAAGGTTCTTTCTCCGGCAACGTACAGTTGCGACATTACAGGTAAGGATTTTCACTTGGACGAAGTAAAGCCTTACTTGAATTCATATAGAAACCCGAAGAGCGAATCCTCAACGCAGGATGGACTAACAAAGAAAATTTACTTGCGTGACTATGCTTTAACAGGCATTGTTGAAATGAATCACCAGAAAACCAAATACATTCTAAAATAATTTGTTGTTGTTGTTGTTGTTGTTTCGTCAAACTGGCATTTGTAAGACCTAAAATTTCTCAAGGCACTTGTAAGACCAGAGGCGAAACAATACAAAATAAAATAATCTAAATAAAATAATCTAAATAAAAT